ATGGTCGCCAATGGAATTACCGGCGACAGGAAAGGGGGAAAAGGAATGCCGACAAGACTGCTGACCGGCTCTGAGGTGGCAAAGAGAATGGGAATCGACAGGGCCACCTTCTATCGCATGCCCGACAGCAAGAAGCCACCAATAACGAAAATTGGAGAAAGAAAGAAGTACAACGAAGCGAGCTTCGAAGCGTGGCTCTCGAAGAGGGAGAAGCGCTAGGGCGGTGCAACTCCGCCATGTACTGTAAGGAACAGGGCAAATGATTCCGTGCCTCATTGACTGGTAGGCCACGCCAGAAGAATCCGCAAGGTGGCTGCTCTACACACACGACCAGGGATGAGTGCTATCTCGAACTAGCTGACCATTTGATCTCTCCTGACCGGAGGAGTGGAAAAAGGAGACCTCCGGCAGGTGCTATTGGGACGAGGGGAACGACCCCTCGCCAGGAAGACTGTCGTCTTCCAGAAAGAAACTTTTTTCAAAGGAGGCCAAAAGTGGCATTCAGAATACAGCACACGGATGACATCGAACTGATAAACACGATGACCGCCGTGTACGGAAACAGCGGTGTCGGCAAGACCTACCTCTGCGGAACGGCGAAGGATCCCTCCAAGGTCCTTATCCTCTCCTCGGAACATGGAACGCTGACACTCAGAAACAAGAGGGTCGCCTATGCCGAGATCTCGACAATGGCAGATCTGGCACAGGCCCTGAAGATAATCGCCAACCCCGAGCGTCCATGCCCCTTCGAGATCATCTGCTTCGATTCCATCTCCGACTTCTGCGAGATGGACTTCAGAGAGAAGACCGTGGACGAGAATGGGAAGCCGAAGATCGCCGACAAACGACAGGCGTATCTTGAGGTCGCAGAGGACATGAGGTACATCCTCAGGAAGCTCAGAGACCTGAAGAAGGATGTCATCTGCATCTTCAAGCAGGGAAGGGTCGCAAACCAGTTCAACGTGACCGAGTTCTCGCCTCTCATTCCCGGCAGCAAGGCCGCACAGGACATCCCCTACTTCTTCGACGAGGTATTCGCACTGAGGATCGTCAAGGATGCCGAGGGCAACTTCGAACGACAGCTTGTCTGTCAGCCCGATGGCGAGTACATCGCCAAGGACAGAAGCGGCATGCTCGACCCTGTCGAGCCGGCAGACCTCGGATACATCCTCGACAAGATCAAGGGGAAGAAGCAGGTAAGCCAGATAAACCAGACAAGTCAGGCAAATCAGATAAGGATCGGAACGGACAGTGTTCCTTCTTTTCTCGACGACTTAGGAAGCTTAGATGAAGAAAGGGAGGCCAGCAATGGCTAACAGGATTGAATCTATTCAGGTAGTGGATGAGGAGTTCTCGAAGGACCTTGCAGGATACTTCTCCGCACTGGCCGACAAGAAGAAGGCCGATGAGGATGCGAAGGCATCCCTTGCAAGGTGCCTCGAGTTCGTAGGCTACGACAAAAACGCACCGGGAACTGTCAGATACTCGGACAACACGTTCGAACTGACACTGACACAGACGGTCAGGAGAGAGGTGGATGTGGATGCGCTCTTCGAATATGCGAAGGAGAAGCGCATTCCACTGTCGGAGCTCAGGAGCGTGTTCCAGTTCAAGCTTGAGGTCAAGCAGAAGAACTTCTACATGCTTCCCGAGGAGCGAAGGAAGGAATTCGAGCCGTTCATTACATCGAAGTTCGGCGAACCAAAGAAGGAAATAGTAAGGAGGGATTAAAAATGGCCAATATTCCAGGTGGCGCATACCAATTCAAGGACATCTCGACGTGGGACACACTCCCTCTCGGGACATACCAGTGCCAGGTCAGCAAGACCGACATCTCGACGAATCAGAAAGGAGACACCTATCTGGTGTTCACCTTCAGGGTGCTCTACGGAGCACAGGCCAACAGGGTGCACTCAGTCAAATACTGCCACGAGTATGTATCCGACCCGTCAAGGAAGGCCCAGATGGAGGCCATGGGCAGAAGGCAGACCAAGCTTCTCGGCCTTGCGCTCGGCTACGACGACTCGTTCGTCCTCACCGACACCGACCAGTATCTCAACAAAACCTGTCAGATAACACTGACGGAGTCGAAGAATCCGGATTTCCCGAATGTCGAGGCCCAGCCATGGAGTCCCGGCCCTTCGATGGCAGCAACTCCGACCACTCCTGCAAAGCAGGCGCCGAAGAAGCAGGAGACCTACACCGAAAGCGATGACGACATCCCATGGTGACAGGACCACTGCAGAGGCCATCGATGCGCACATGGTGCGCCTTCAGGCCAGGGAGCAGAGACGGGGCTACATGGGCATGTCGTTCATCGGCAACCCATGCGACCGCTACCTGTGGCTCATGTACAGGTGGATGGACGGCCCTGTAGAGGACGGAAGGCTCGTGAGGATCTTCAAGAGGGGCGACCTCGAGGAGATCATCATGAGCACCTACCTCGATGCGGTCGGTGTGAAGCTATCGCACACCTCCAACCCCGCCCTCGGAGACGAGGGGCAGCTGGAGGTCGTGGACGGGCTCTGCAAGGGCCACATCGATGGGCTCATCGAAGGTGGAGTCAGGGAGTACCCCGACGAGCCGATGATATGGGAGAACAAGACCTCGAACAGGAAGGCTTTTGCCGACCTCGAGAAGAACAGAGTCAAGGCCACCCATCCGGAGCACTACACGCAGATGCAGTGCTACATGAAGAAGGCAAGGGAGCTGACAGGGCTGAATATCAGGAGGGCGTTCTACACAGCAACCTGCAAGGACGATGACAGGATATACACCGAGTTCGTTCCATACGACGAGGAGTTCGCCACAAGAAAGCTCGAAAGGGCGAACCTCATCGGAGTCCAGAACTCGATACCTCCAAGGCTTTCGGACGATGCCACCGACTTCAGATGCAAAATGTGCAGGTTCTACTGGTTCTGCCATGAAGGGAAAATGACGAAGGAGGTCAACTGCAGGACATGCACCTATTCGACCGCAAGGGCGGATGGCACATGGATCTGCGAGAAGGCCAACAGGGCATTGCCGGAGGAAAGGCAGAGGAAGGCACTGGACTGCCACATCTTCCTTCCCGACCTCCAGCCTTCATGGAAATGGCACAGGGCCGAATCGAACGCAAGGAACTTCCTCTACGAGCTGCCGAACGGCGGCACGTTCTGGAATGGAATGGATTCATGGCTGTCGAGAGACATTGCCGAAGGAAAGAAGGACCGGGAGATGAGACTCCTGGAGACCTTCAGAGGAACGATGGAGCATGTATAGCACAAGGGAATATCAGGATGATGCGCTGAAGATGCTTGACGACTGGTTCAGAGCTCACAGGGATCATTCCGAATATCCATGCATGGTCATACCGACAGGTGGCGGCAAGTCCCTGCTCATCGCAGAGTACTGCAAGCGCAGCCTGCAGAAGTGGCCGAATTCCCGATTCCTCATACTCACGCATCAGAAGGAACTGATCGAGCAGGACGTTGCGAAGATCAGGGCCCAGTGGCCACAGGCGCCGATAGGCATCTATTCGGCCTCCGTAGGGAAGAAGGAGCTCGGGTACAGGATAACTGCTGCCGGAATCCAGTCCCTTGCGAGGGTGAAGGAACTTCCTCCCTTCGACTGCGTGATCGTCGACGAGGCGCACCTCATCAACAACCGGGAGACCGGTTCATACAGGAAGGTGCTCGACCGTCTGAAGGCACTCCAGCCGAAGATGAGGGTCATAGGGATGACCGCCACGCCATACAGGCTCGGACAGGGCATGGTGACCGACGGCATCTTTGCCGACCTCATCGAACCCGTGAGCATTGCAAGGCTCCAGGAGCTCGGACACCTTGCGATGCTGACCTCGAAGAGACCTAGGAAGGTCTACGACCTTACTGGCGTGGGCATCCGACAGGGCGAGTACAAGGCCGAGGAACTGGAAGAGCGGGTCAATGTCTACGAGACGAACGAGGCCGTCTGCGAGGAGATCCTTGAGAGGGCGAAGGGCCGAAAGCACTGGCTCATATTCTGCACCTCGATAGAGCACTCCAATGCGATAGCCAAGATCCTCGGCGACAGGGGCATAAGGGTCTCTGCCATCTCCTCGCTCAACTCAAAGGAAGAGAGGGAGGCAATACTCTCGGACTTCGTCTCCGGAAGGATACAGGCCGTGACCAATGTCGGAATCCTGACAACGGGATTCGACTTCCCGGATATCGACTGTGTCGTGCTCCTGAGGCCGACCATGTCGCCCGGGCTCTTCTATCAGATGGTGGGCAGGGGTCTGAGGCCGAAGTCCGACGGGGGCAACTGCCTTGTGCTGGACTTCGCACAGAACATCTCGACCCATGGGCCCATCACCGACATAAGGCCTCCAAAAGCGAGGAAGAAGGGAGAGACCAAGGGAGCAATGCCACTGAAGGTATGCCCCGAGTGCCAGGAATACCTTCCGATCCAGACGATGGTGTGTCCGCAATGCGGGCATGTCTTCGACAGGAAGGAGGAACGGCAGTATGTCGATGAGGACATGGACATACAGGGCGGACCAGTGGAGAAGCTCCTTGCAGTGCGCTCCTGGCGCTGGCAGGCGGAGATATCGAAGCGGGGGATCGGAATGCTTTCGGTCTTCTACTTTCCGAAGAACCTTCTCCAGAGCTCGGTCAAGGAGAGCTTCTTCCTGAAGAACTGCAAGGAGTATGCGAAGAGGAAGAGCATGGAACGGCTTCAGCCGCTGCTCGACATCCTCGGCATAGAGTACACGGAGGACCTGGCAGGACTTGCCGGGCAGCTGAACAGGGCAAGGAGTCCACAGGTCATCGAGTATGTCGTTGACCGTGGCTTCCCAAGGGTGACAAGGAGCACGTATGGCGAAACTTAGGAACGCATTGGCATTCTCCGAGATTCCGGGGGAACAGCTTGCCAATGAAGAGACCATCACACTCTCCCAGTTCACAGAGGACCTTGCCAACGCAATGAGGGCGGACGGACTTGTTCCTCCCACCTCGTGGGACTGCAGTGGCAGGACCATGAGATTCTCCTCGAACGGAAAGAGAGGAGACGATTCCGGCTGGTACGCAGTCCATGCCGACCAGTCCCCGTTCTTTGCCGTCTACGGCGACTGGAGATTGTTCGGCGAGAAGGCGAAGACCTTCTGCGAAAGGGGCAGGACCACTGCAGACCCGCTCCTCCAGTCCCGACTGGAGAAGGAGAGAAGGGAACGGGCAAGGATGACCGAGGAGAACAGGGAGGCCGCAGCAAAGGTCGCCGAGGCATTCTTCTCCGAGCAGGCAGAGAAGGCAAAAGAGGACCATCCCTACCTTCAGAAGAAGAAGATCGCTCCGATGCCTCTCCTCAGGCAGAAGGGCAACCTTCTGTACGTGCCGATGTTCGATGCATCCGGTGACAGGCCGACGATAGCCTCGTACCAGAGCATCAACGGCAGGGGCGACAAGCGCTTCCTGCTGAACGGAAGGACCTCGGGATGCTTCTGTCCTGCAAGGGGCACATTCCAGGTGAAGAGCACCGACTACATCATGCTCTGCGAGGGCATGGCGACAGCGGTGTCCGTCGAGAAGGCCAGTGGCTATCCGACATTCATGGCGTTCTCCGCCATGAACCTTCCGAAGGCCGCAAAGGTACTGGAGCAGCTGTATCCCTACTCGCCGATAGTGGTCGTCGCCGACAACGATGAATCCGGCACAGGGGAAAGGTATGCGAAGGAGACGGGGTGCAGATACATCCTGATTCCGGAGGTCGGAAAGGATGCCAACGACTACGTGAACGATGGAGGCGACCTTGCCGGACTCATCCGCCAGGAACTTCCGAAGAAGAGGATCGTGGACATCGTCGACTTTCTCGACGGCGACTACGAGACTCCGTGGATCGTGGAGGACTGGCTCGTGGCCGACACCTTCAATCTCGTCTACGGTGCCAGTGGCAGTGGCAAGACCTTCTTCGTCCTCGACCTCGTGATGCACATCGCCACAGGGCAGAAGGAATGGAACGGCAACCGCATAAGGAAGGCCCTTCCATGTCTCTACTTCGCAGGCGAGGGACAGGTCGGACTGAAGAAGAGGATGAACCTCTGGCTTGCCGACAGGGGCATGAAGAAGAGCCAGGCGAAGGGCCTCATGGAGATCTTCGAAGGTCAGACGGACTTCGATACACCCCAAGGTATGTCAGAAGTTGTCCAGCAGATCGAATCCTCCGGAGTTGTACCGAAAGTAGTGGTTCTCGACACCCTCAACAGGTACATGAAGGGCGACGAGAACTCCGCACAGGAGTCGAGGGCGTTCATCAACAACTGCCTTGCCCTGATGGAAAAGTACGGCTGCATCGTCATAGTGGTGACCCATACGGGAGTCGCCGAGGATGCGCAGGGAAGAGCAAGGGGCTCGTCCGCATGGCGTGGAGCCGCCGACACGGAGATCTGCGTCCAGAAGAGCCAGAAGTTCGCCGGTCTTGTCGAGGTCGCCCAGAAGAAGATGAAGGATGCCGAGATGCTCGAGGAGCCGGTGTACATGAAGCTGGAGAAGAAGGTCATCGCAACTGACAGCTACGGGAAGGAGATAACCTCCTGCATCGTCAGGTACGTGGATGACACCGAAGGCTACGGGAACAGGGACTTCGAGTCCCAGGACCGTGAGGAACTGGAACACATCCTTCAGATCTGCGGCTACATGGAGAAGGGTTCGGTATTCGTCCGCCAGGAGGACTGGAAGGACGACCTGAGGAGAAGGGGCAACACCGAGAGTTTCATCAAGAACTTCTTCTCCAACGCCGAGAAGAGGGCAATCTGCAGGATGCTGTCGACGGAGAAGCTTCTGAAGAGACTCGGAAAGCCGAAGGGGTACTACTTCAGGGTGCTCGATATGGAGGTGTGCAATGGGTTCGCCGGGGTATGGGAAGCACTCTCCGAAGAGGAGCGCAATGCCCGGCTCGGGAATTCTCACACCACCTGTGAGAATTGTGAGAATTGTGAGAATTCGTCTTCCGTGGACACTTGACCACCACTGCTCTCACGTCAATTCTCACACCCCCCTTCTTCTCATTTAATGAGAAGGGGTGAATGAGAATTGCGAAGAGTGAGTGCCGGGTGGTGTCGGCGAGTTCCGTGAGAAGAGAAGACACTCACGATAGGAGGAAGAGATTGGAAGAGAGGAAGTCGGAGGAGAGGATACAGCAGGAGATGATCCTCTACCTCCAGTCGGAAGGGCTGTGGGCGGTCCACGTATCCAACGAGGCCGGCAGCAGGAGCCGCATCGAGATGGCAAGGCAGAGGTCCATGGGACTGAGGGCCGGGTTTCCCGACCTGCTGGTATCCGTGCCCCAGCTGCCGGTAGGCCACGAGAACCGGTACATCCACCTGGAGGTGAAGACCCCCAAAGGGGTGGTATCGAAGGTTCAGCTGCTGATGCACCAGTTTCTCGGCAGGATGTTCGATACCCCGGTCCGTGTGGTGAGGTCGGTGGACGATGTGAGGGCCATAGTGGAGCCGATGAAGGAGCAGATGGCCTGGGAGCGCTTCGGAAGGAGCATCCCGGGAAAGGGAGGAATGAAGTGAGGATCAGCACCATCTACAGGAGCATCCCGGTATACCCCGAGTTCATCTCGGACAGGGAGATAGCGAGGCAGTACGGGCGCAAAGTGGAATTTCCTACGGAAATACCGCTTTGTGAGGAGACGAGGAAGGGCCGGGTGTTCTACGCATTCGTCTCGACCCCGGCGAAGAGGCGATGGCTGGAGGGACAGGGATGAGGGACTACATCGACTGGCTCCTGAGGGAATACCTCTGGCTCGTGATGATAGAGGCGCAGATCCTCTGCCTGATGATCTCGTACCTCTACCTTCTGGCGTATGTGAGGCTGTGCACCCGGCAGCAGAGAAAAAGAGGCCTTCTGAGGCTTCGAAGGAGAATGGACGATGGAGATGACGGCAAAGAGGACAGAATGCGCTGACGACCCCGTTTTTGCGCTGTATGAGGCCAATCTCGCATTCATCAGGAGCCGAACATTCACATCCGACCGGCTTGCGATGCTTGCGAACGCCGCCGCAAGACTTGCCGAGGCGGGCACCGAGCAGCTGTCCAGGTACCTCGGCGACGGGGATTCATGGAGGCGGTTCGAGGAGGCACTTGCCGGAATGAGGGTCGCACTGGACATCATGTCCGGCGCCGACATCGACCGGATGGAGACCGTTTCGGCCTCTATGAGGGAGACGATAGTCTCTCACATAGAGTCCGTGATGAAGGAGGATGCCGATGGACAGAAGTGAGGCCATCTCGAGGCTCATGGAGGTGCTCAGAGATGGAGAGCTAGCTCTCCGTCTCGAGGGAACTGTCCGGCTCTACAGGGTCGGAAGGCCGAGAGCCGAGGGAAGAAGGGTCGAGCTTCCGGTGAGGAAGATCGGCTCGGGGAGGGCTTCCGATGGCCAGAGAGGATAGGATCCTTCCCGACCTCGAGGACTGGAGGAAGCCGTGCGGAAAGCTGAGAACGTGCTGGGGCTGTCCCCGGCATGACTTTCACCCACAGTTGGGGCACTACTGCCACGTATGGGGAAAGGTCGAAGGGATGAATAATGCAACCTGTGACACAGGTTTGAAAGGAGAAACACATGAATTTTGCAAAGAGTGAACTGAAAGTCAGACTGACGCTGCTGGAGCAGTGTCTTGGAACAAAGCCAGGCAATGACGAGCTTTTGAGGGACCACATCATCTCCAAGTCCGGAGATGAGAAGAAGATGGCCGAGGAGATGAAGGCCAGGGAGGAGGACTATTCCACCGAGGATGCAGTGGAGAAGAAGATGACCTTCTTCGACAAGCAGGCTGGACACCCATACATCTGGGACTACATGGTCAAGGGCTTCCTCAAGGAGGCGTGGAAGGCCATCAAGGCCATAAAGGGTTCCAAGTGCTCCGAGATCAAGGCGTACAAGCAGAAAATTGACAATGCCATCTTCCTTGCCGAGGAGGATAGGAAGATCTTCTTCACCGACAGTGACGGCAACCTTGTGGAAGGTTCGGCGATGACCGAGCTTGAGAGGTCCCTGAGAGCGCAGACCATGCAGGGCGAGCGTGTGGCACTGGCAAGGTCGGAGTCAGTCCCTGCTGGAAGCGTTCTGACCTTCACCTTCCTCTTCCTCGAGCCGGAGCTTGAGGCCTGTGTAAGAGAATGTCTCGACTACGGCTTCTACAAGGGTCTAGGACAGTGGAGGAATGGAGGCTACGGTCGCTTCAAGTGGGAGGAGGTCAAGGACTAGCAAAGGTATGGCCCTGTAAAGCACCGCCGGGGCAATGCATGGCTTTGTGACGCAATGGCAAAGCAGAGCAAAGTGCAGCACCGGCGAAGCAAGGTCTAGCAGTGCGAATCAAAGCAGAGGTTTAGTTCAGCATTGTTTGGCAAAGCGAAGGCAAAGCATGGCCCAGTATCGCAATGGCAATGCATTGTGGGGTGCGGTAAAGCCAGGCAATGGCAAAGCAGAGTTTTGCGTGGCAATGGCAATGTAGAGTATTGCGTGGCTAGGGCGAGGCAATGCCAAGCCGGGTATTGCAGAGCAATGCAGGGGCATAGCAAGGAGGAGTGTGGTATAGCTAGGGCGATGCGGAGCCGAGCAGAGCGAAGGTAAAGTAAAGTTCGGTACGGCACAGGCATAGTTTTGTTCAGCATGTCGAAGCTCAGGCTGAGCATGGAGCAGTTTTGCGACGGCAAGGTAAGGAAAAGCTTGGCGAAGGCAAAGTACTAAGACGCCCAGCAAAGGCAAGGTTATGCGATGCAACGGCAAAGCTCAGTCCTGCAATGCTATGGCTTAGTTGAGCATGGCACTGCCGAGGCAAAGTTCCGCAGGGTGGTGCATTGCTAAGCAGAGGTGAAGCCAGGCCCAGTAAAGCGAAGCAAGGCAGAGGTGAGGTAAGGCCGGGTACGGTATTTCAAAGGCAAAGCGGAGTTAAGTTCGGCAACGGTGGTGTTCGGTTTGGCAAGGCAGAGGCAATGCATTGAAATGCGAGGCAGAGGCTATGCTCGGTGCAGCCAGGTGAGGCAAAGGCAATGCATTGCTTGGTACGGCAACGGCTGAGCATATTTTTGCAAAGCATTGTTCAGCAAAGGCCAGGCACAGCAAAGCAAAGTAAGGCAACGGCAAAGCACCGTATAGTTGGGCAGAGGCAAGGCAAGGCCGAGTAAAGTACAGCAGAGGCATTGCAAAGCCCAGTGATGCGAGGGCAACGCAAGGCAAAGCGCTGCAGTGGCAATGCAAAGCAGAGCGAAGTAGTGTGAAGCGCCGGCGAAGTTCAGCATAGTGCGGCAGCGCATCGGCGAAGCAACGCAGAGTATTGCAAAGGCAGGGCAAGGCTACGTGCCGAAATGCAACGGCAGAGCAATGGCTTGGCAGAGCATTGCACTGTTCGGCCCGGCAGAGGCGAGGCATAGCGAAGCGCCTCATGGCATCGGCTAAGCGCATCATCGCACAGCTTAGGTAAAGCAGTGCCAAGCCATGGCAAAGGAGGATGGAGTGTTCAGAAAGAGAGTAAGGAAGTTGAACGGGGATCTCAGATGGAGGAAGGGGTATGCCACGACCTCTGTCGGAGTCTACAGGGTCGAGCAGAGCAGGACGGACGAGGAGCGATGGACCGCAGGGCGCTACCGCCTCGACGAGTCCCTGGAGCCTGTCGGCAGAGGAGTGTTCTCCTCCGAGTACGAGGCAATGGAGGCCTGCGAGTTCGACTACGAGAAGAGGATAGCAAGAAGAGCAAAGGAGCGAGAAAGATGAAGCCGGAAGAAGCAGTGAAGGCATATCTCAGGGAGAGGTGCAGAAAGGACAGATACCTTGCAGAGGCAATGAAGAACAGGAGCAAGAGCATCAGGGGTGCTCTGGACTATGCGAAGAAGCAGGCAAGGGACATGGCCGTTGGTGGCTGTGCAGTTGTCGAATCCGAGCAGGTCTTCGAGTGGATCGTCCACTACTACCTCGAGGACATGGCAGATATCCCTGCAGCCCCTGCCGAGCCCATGCCCAAGCCGGAGCCGGAAAAGAAGAAGTCCGAGTCCGATCAGATGATGCTCTTCGATTTCTGATGGAGGGGACCATGGATATCTACAGGAAGAATGAGGCCTATATTTCAAGGATGAACAGGCGCATCGGACCTGTCGACGAAAGGATCCAGGATCTTGCCGTGAAGGCCTTCGGAGACCGTGCAGGAGCGCCCCTCTTTTCCCTGATGGACAGGGACAGGACAGGCATTGTCGAACTCGTCTACGGCATGAAGAAGGTCCATGGCAGCCACCTCTTCCAGCTCCTTGCAGTCTTCTCCGAGAACGAAAGGCGTCCTGCGCTCGTGAGGAATGTCATCTGGGTATGGGGAGGACAGACCCCGCACTTCGCATCCTATGGCTATGACGGCAGGGATTACGGGAACGGATACTGGAGTGCAGCGTACCAGCCGAACTTCTCCATATTCTCTGACGATGTGCCCATGGAGCGCTTCTACAGAAATGCCGACCTCGTGACGACGGAGTCTCTCACGGCTCTCGACCCATCGCTCAGATACTGCGGATGGAACGGTCAGCTGGGAATCCCCGTCATCGACTACCTCCGGCTCTACAGGAAGCATCCCCGCTCATGCGAGATGCTCTCACGATTGGGTCTTTCTCGTTTTCTCAATGAGAAGGCGCTCGAGCTTGTCGAGTCCGAAGTCGGGTTCGCCAGATGGATCGCAAGGAACGCCGGGACGCTCTCTGCAAGGAGAGCGGCTCCCCGGACGGCATACAACGCCTACAGGAAGAATCCTTCCGGAGACCCGGGCTCGTACTTCAGCTCGCTCGAGTACAGGTGCAGGTGCGGAAGGGAGGTGGCGGTCCTCGATCGTGATGCATATGACAGGGTGCTGAAGCATACCACCCAGGAACGCCTCGCATCCTACCTCAGGAGCAACGGCATCAACCGCAGGAGCTACTCGGACTACATCATCGCCTGCAACTGGCTCAGGCTGGATTTCTCGGATACCAAGGTGCTCTTCCCTCACGACTTTAAGGCGATGCACGACCTCTATGTCGCACAGTATGCAGACCACATCGCCGAGCAGGAGAAGATATCCGGCAGCATCCCCGTCTCGGCAGGGATGAGGATAACGGCCGGGCGCTTCTCGTTCCTGTCGGACTTCCACGAGGACGGCTACATGGTAAGGGTGGCGAACTCCAAGGAGGATCTCATCAGGGAAGGCGCCATTCTCCATCACTGCGTGGGCAGGATGGACTATGACAGGAGACAGGCGAAGGGTACAAGCGTCATCTGCTTCATAAGGAAGAAGGAAGACCCCGACCGGCCGTTCGTCACGGCAGAGATCAGGATCGGAGAGGAGCGCTTGAGGGTCGTGCAGTGCTATGGAGACCACGACAGGGTCGTTCCGGAACTGAATGGCTTCACTTCAAGATGGATGAGAAAGGCCAATGCGGTATACAGGAGGATATCCAATGATATGCGATGAATGTGTGAATTGCCGAGGGATGCAGGGAGGCATGGTCAGATGCTGGAACAGGAATCTGATGCTTCTGACACTGACTCCCGTATCCTCGATGAGGAGGAAGAAGGTATGCCCGAGAAAGGCAGTAAGGAGAACGGTAGTGCCTGAAGGTCCTGCAAGGAGCGTGGACATGAGGACGATCATAACAAGAGACGCCGGGAAGGCGATGGAGGAAAGAAGATGACGGACATGACGGAGACCATGCTCGATTCGAAGGTCAGAGCGATATTCAATCTGCTCGATTCGGTCATGGACAGAACAGTGGAGAAGAACGAGGTCAAGATGCAGGTGCTCGACCTGTGCAACATGGCGCTGGGTATAGCCCGTGGCCAGAAATACTATACCGGAAAGGAGAAGGAGAAATAGGACATGAGACGCCGAGATGAAGAAAGGAAAGCCTATCAGAAGCACTACCGTGAGACCCACAGGGAGCAGCACAGGGCCTATATCGAAAGGAACAGGGAGAGGATAAATGCCTTGCGCAGATTGGACTACCAGCTGAATAGAGAGAAGCTTCGGGAACAGGCACGCAGGTACTACCTGAGGAACAAAGAGCGCATGAAGGTAGCAAGATTGCTCGGAGTATCGCTGACGATGATAGATTCAGAAGGGAGGATGATTGTATGAGATACGGCGAAATCTACTCTTACAGGAACGCAAAAGAAGCCAAGAAGTACATTGGTAAGAAAGGTATGTTCAGCGACGGCCTGTACCTCATCACCGAACATCCATCTAAGTGTATCGAAGGCATACTCCATAAGGTATGGGAGAATGCCTGTACCAGTCTTGGAATCTATGCTCATCCGTTTGAGCCGACCTTTGATTGTCGCTTTCACTTCTTCCGACCTGTTCTTGAAGAAGAGGAAATCAAAGGAAATCTGGGGAAACTTTCCCCTAAGGAGGAAATATGAAATTTGGAGAAGTATTTGATTATCGAACAGCCGAGGAGGCAAAGCAGTACATCGGGAAGAATGGTGCCTTCAGCGACAGTCTGAGGGCAATCACAGAGAGTCCATCGGAGTGTTTTGGAGGTACTTTCATGAAAATCGAAATGGAAGAGGAATGTCCCTTCTATGGAGGTAACGACTATGGATTCCAGTTCTTCCGCCCTATCCTTGAGGAAGAGCTGATGACCAACCGACAGTTTGCCGAGTGGCTGGCGAAGGGGAAAGGGGAGTGCACACTTGAGAAATCATTGCGGACATATAGCCATTATGACTACCCCAGAACCAATGAGCACGGTTCTGTTCCCGACAGCATCCTCATTCGTCACTGGGGAGATACCGAGTGGTCGAAGCCTACCAAGGCCATCTACGAGGAGGACTGTCTCACAAAACTGATTGAGAGTGAGGACTGCAGATGACACTTAGAGAGTACATCACAGAGAACATGGAACTGTTCGTGGCAGACTTGTGCCAGGCGCAGACATGCGACAACTGTTCTATAGGCAATGTAGAGGCGTGCGTCCTAAAGAGATGCGACTTATATGCCATAGACGAAGAACTGACAGAAGAGGAGGAGAAGCATCTATGCGGATAACCGACATTGACGAGATGAAAAAGGAGCTTGAGCGTATTGCTGTTGGTGTCTATTCCACAATCGAGAACATGGCAGATGATGAGGCGAAAGAGAGAGCTTTGAAGGTCTTGGAGAAGAAGGAGGATTGCGAATGAAGATAACACATGATTCTGGAAAACTTAGAGAAATGCTGAACAGCCACAAGGATTGGCCAGTAGTCATTCTCGTGGATTCGGATGTCGCATGGGACGATTGTTGGGTCTGGCTTGCTGGTGGATATTCATGTGAGGAAGGAGAGGTGCTCGACTGTGAGCAGGATATCAACCCAGAGCACACCTACACGGACAGGTCTGAGTTCGAGGAGGATGTCGAGGACTACGTGTACACGAAAACCGAGAAGAAGCTGTACGACGAGGAGCTCAATGCTGAAGTCGATAGAATCTGCAAGCAGTACGAGCCTTGCTGGAAGAAGGCCGTAATCGTCTACGTGACTACGTGAAGGAGACGAACAGATGAACGTAGAAGACATCTTCAAGGTATTCGACAGGATCATTGATGCTCTTGAGGATCTGAAGACGACCGACCCGCTGGACTTGCCGTATGAGATAGACTGTCTCAAGAACGATGTCGAGGACATTCGGGACGAAATGATAGCAGATATCGAAGGAAGGTTCTGATGAAAGATTTTTGGAAATTCGACGACATTATCGAAAAGCTCAATGACCTGGAGAGGACTCCACTGGGAAGCCTGGTCGACGACATCGGGATCATAAGGTGGGAGGTCGAGGCTCTGCGGAATAGTGTAGAAGAAGCACTGAAGGAGGCTGCAAATGAAGACAACTGAATCTACAGGACTGCCAACTATTCTGGATGAAAAAAAGAGCTCAAGGTTTATCGAGCTGTCATTGAGGACGACCGGCAGCAGATTGCTGGTCTCTGCTGCACACATCTCGATGGTGGGCGACGATCTGGCCAAGGGAAGCTGTATCTTCTTCGGAGATATCAAAACGTACCTGGAAGTGCGTGAATCCTACGATGAGGTCAAGCGACTTATGGAGGAGGAAAAGACATGATGCTTGCAATCCTGTACAAGGGCGGAAGGCTCAAGATATTCAAGAATATCTATGCACTGAACATCGATGGAGGCTCGCTCGTCTATACCGCCAGTATGGACGGAAAATACTGTTATACCGACCCTCTTGCCGAGGTTCTCAAGGTATCCGTCAACGGCATCATATACTACGATGATGGGAAGGTGAAGCTATGAAGATTTTCGAGAAGATACTGGAGGTAGAATGACAGAACAAGAAGATTCGAAGATGAACCCACTTTCGTTTCTGGCCCAATTGGTCGAAGCTTATTATCGAAAGGACAATGAAGCCTTCACGCAGATCGTCTATCGGCTCTATGACGAATTGGGCAGAGAAGGCAAGGATTCCCTTGCGGAATATATCCTTTCGCAGACCACAGAGAACGACAGGATCTTCCCATGTGATTACAGACCTTTCTCCGTAGAGGCCAATGGCTGGTGCACAGGTACTCCTGTGGATAGAGGTATGTATATCGTTGCAAGGAAGATAGGAAAGGGAAGTTTCTCATATGTTCTTACCTATTGGAATGGTGAAGGCTTTTCATTCATGGATGAAGAAGTGGTAGCGTGGAAGAGAATAGAGATATACAGGGAGGAAAACTGATGCTTATCGAACTGCCCATAGGAAAGAGAATCGTGGATGAGCGCGAGGTCCTCGACACTGCGCTCTTCAATACCGATATGATCGTATCCGTCTCGGTGGACTGGGACAACGCCATATGGGAGTATGGGGCAGACCCCCGCTCATCCGGCCTCTGCCGACTTGTGTACAACGGCCCCGAAGGCCCCGAGACCCATACCATCTACCTCTCGCTCGAGGAGGTCATGGATGTTCTCGACGACAGGGAGCCTCTTGATGTCCCCATCGATACCCACGGTGGCCCGATGCCCGAGAAGCATGGCGCATTCTACGACCTCGCCACATCCGAGGAGGTATCGCTCAGGGCCGGAGATTTCCATCTCATACCACTCGGCATCTCAATCGAGGAGCCGAAGGGGTACGACCTTGAAATCAAGCTGTACTCCTCGATGGCATTTGGCTATGGCATCCTGTATACCGGCTCGTTCTATGTAATGACGGACGAGAACATTCTCAGCCTCCCTGTATTGGCGACCAGAGATGCCCGCATCCCGAAGGGTACGGTCATCTGCGCAATGACCTTCCGAAAGGAGGTCGCCGTGGAGCTTGAACAGGTGCCACGCTCCGAATAACCTCAAAATAAACGAATAACCTCAAAATAAAGTGAATCTATTCACATTAATCCCCTGTCCAGTAGCATCTGATGTGAAAAACAGGGGGTTTTCTGTCCCCAAGACCCCACTTTTCGGAACATTACCAACTCCGAGAGGCCGGGCGTCGACGGGGTAGTAACTGCGCTAGGCGCTGGAAGAACCTAGCCAGAAGATCAACCCGGAAAATTTCCGGCCGGCCCTGGTAGGATCTCCAGGCCTTGCCATTGTAGTTTGGGATGTACAATGGCCGGGTCCTGGTATCTGGCCGGGTTGATAATGTCCGGGAAGTTCGGCCGGCTATCGGGTCCGGAGTCGCTGGAGTCCTAGAGGCTCCAGAGAGCAACCCGGGTTCATGCTCTGCTGGAGTGCTCCGGGTTCATGGACGGGAAAATATCCGAGTGCTGCATGATCCGGACCGGCTTTTTTTTGCAAGAAATATATTGCTTTAAAGTGTGAAATGTTGTAATATAATTATAGAAGTTGAAAGAAATTAACTTCAAAAGGATGTGAAAATGGCAGAAATTCTAAACAAGACAATCACAAGGAAGATGGCAAATGTCATCTTTGCTTGTGCAAAAGCTGGCAAGATCAAGTTAGAGCGATGGCAGATGTCATCAATCTACAATCTTGCCGACAAATCCAGCGATGATTACATCATCGACTGGAATGGAAACACAAGCAAGGAAGTTGACGCGGTTCGTGAGATTTTGAATTGCGTTTTTTCAGGCGACTTTGAAAAAGCGCAAGCAAAAATAAATAAGGCATTCGATCTTGCTGATTATGGCAAGTCATTCAGGAACAAGGCCGATAGACGTTTGATCGGCTGAAAATAAAGGAGTTGGAAAATGAGTATCAAGGCAACCAGAAAATCAATCAACGAGACATTCAGAAGTGTTTATCAGGTCCCATATTGCAGCGTGCAATATTTGACAATGGATGTTGCGCCAATGGCCTACACAGCCGGCATTTACGGATGGAATGCCGATATTTACGCATTCGGATCAATCGCACTTGTCACCGGCTATAGACCTTTCGGCAAGGAAGTTGAAAAGGCTGTTATTGATAGCTTTGAAAACAGGGCAAAAGAGATTTGTCAGGCCGGCAAGTATGCAGCACTCGCAGATCTTCGAAATGAGTTTACAAAGGCTCTCTAAATAGAGGGCCGAAAATCTTTCAAGGAAGAAAGAAAAGGAGTTGAAAAAAAATGAAACTAGCACCAAAGAATTTTAGACAGAATCTATTACATTTAAGTTATCGCATGTCGGCCAAAATGACAAACATTTTGAGCTTGTCGACAAACTGCAACGCAAACCCAAATTGCAAAGCAAGATCCAAGGTTTGCGGCTCGATATGTGAACATTGCTTTGCGTCCAACACTCTTGATCACTATTCAAGTTTGGACGCTAACACGCTTGCTAATTATTGGATCCTGACCGGTTCGGAGCTTTCGAACTCCGATTGCGAAAAGGTAGCAACTGAAATAGTTGCAGCTTGCAAGAAGAATGGAACGCATGAATTCAGACTGGAGTCTTTCGGAGATTTGGCAAACGTATGTCATGCAACCAACTATTTGAACATTCTTTATCAGCTTTACAAGGTATCAAAAAGGGCCGGTTATAGAGTCACTTGTGGCTGGTGGACTAAAAACTTCAATTTCCTGATTTTGGCCTATGAAAAACTTGATTCGGAGCACAAGAGCGCATTTCACAGGGTATGCCATTTGTTGATATCTTCGATGTTTTGCAATCAGCCTATTTCAGAAGATGAAAAGAGCGCTGTTGAAAAGCGCCTGGAAATGCCAGTATCTGTTTTTACCGTTTATGATCCGGATTTCATTCAGAAGAACAACGTGACAATCAACTGTGGTGCAAGATCCTGCAGGACTTGCAAGCGCTGCTACTCTCTGAATCATAGAGGCGAGTATATCAGAGAGGAACTAAAATGAATCAGCTTTGTAGGACTTTTGTTTCGGATCCGGAACGCTTGAATGCGCTTTTGGTCCGGCTGGTAGAAAGTGGGTTAGCTTGCAACTATTACAGGGTTGCAAGCGGGTTTATCGTGAACATTTACAGTATAAGAGGTTAAACATGGAAATCAGAATTCTTGATAACAACATTTGTATTTCTTTCTGCAGCAGTGCACGAAAGGCCGAAAATTTCATTACAAGATCCAGAAGAAAAGATCTTGTTGCCGCTTTCGACGCTTTCGGGTCCGAATACAGAATACCGGTAAAGACAGCAGGCATAGTTTTGCAGCATGGAATTTTAAAGCTTTACGGCAATGAGAGTTTATTGCAAGCTTTTTCATTCTAGATCATAGCCGGGTTAGCCGGCTGTTTTTTTTGTCCCTGGATAGGCCGAAAAAAAGGACTCTAGAACGTTTCAGTCTGGAGTGTGTATAGTTATACGGGTCATGATTGGCATTGCTTTAAAGCGTCGTTTTCAAGGGGCTGGAATTCTGTCTGGCCGGGTTGCTGCTACGATCCCATCCGGAGCACTTTTCAAGATTCTTTTCTGGGTGTTTTCTGGGTGTTTTCTGGGTGTTTTGTGGGTGTTTTCTGGGTGTTTTCTGGGTGTTTTGTGGGTGTTTTCTGGGTGTTTTCTGGGTGTCCTCTAGGATCCATCGGCCGGAGCCGGTCGGCCGGAGTCCGTCCAGGATCCTAACTAGAAACCCGGCCTAAATGCTTTTCCGAAAATCCTTGCCTAAATGCCTTTTCGCAAAACTTGCCTAAATGCCTTTTCGCAAAACTTTTCCTTGCGTTAAATGCAGAAATCGGTTATACTTCTAATAGATCTAAAGGAAGTCCGAAAGACTTCAAAAGGAGTTGAAAATTGTACAAGGAAGAAGAATTAAAAAATCATCTGAAATGGGATCCGGCCAGCAAATTTCTGTTAGTCGTCAATGGTTTGGTTCATGGCTATGACAGCCTATCAGACGCCTATGTGGACGCAAGCGACTATGTCGAATCCTGGGGAGAGGACACCTGCATTGTCATCGTCGACACAGAGAACGCAAGCCAGACGGTTTTCTGTCCTGGCGCAAGCGCCTAAATGGAGGTTCGGAAAAGATGATGTTTCAAAAGGGTTATGACTGGAAAGCCGGCATGAGCAACAGGGCGGTAGAAGCCTACGACTACGGTGCCATGCCCAAAAGCAAGTGGAGCAAGTCGGCCCTGGTGTCCGGGATCGTCTCGGAGATCTTCGGAGGTCGGATTGAGCCGGAAGCCCAAAAAGCTCTAAATGCGCATTCAATAAACTTCCTTAGAAAGAATTTTCTGGAGTATGACTCCTGGCACCATACAGGGAAATATTACAACCATAGCGAGTTCTTCCGAGTTGCAGCACTCGGAGAAGCTGAAGCCATCGAGATCCTCCAGAAGAAGGAAGTCAAGGCTCCGGAAGTCAAGGATCCTGCAATCCCGGCTAGAGCCGATTGGGTCGAGTTCGTCAGGACTTCTAGAGGGTGGAAGGCCGAAGAGTATTCAGTCCATGGCAGGATTGTTGATCATACCTGGTTCTACGGCCTAAATGGATCCAAGAAAAAGCTTGGTGGAAAGAATTTCCATTGGATCGGCTGCGAAGAAAGAGAACTGAAAGCGGCATGGAAAAAGAAAAATGGAACCATCAAGGGCTTCAAGGCCTGGATGGGAGGGAGGTAGAACATGCTTGGAGTCGAAAGAACAGATACCGCACTCGTCCTGTTATGCCGGGGCTGTAAGAAGTCACTGAAAATTGAGCCTAAATGCTCTGGAGGAAATTTTTGAAAGCAGAGAAATCGGCCCTGCAGAAGGAGGAAGAAATGAAGAGGAAAGATGTTATCTACCTTTCGTATGGCAGTATCACCTACCCCCACTATACGGAGCGCAGACCGTCGGAGGTCTTCGCCATCACCAAGACCATGGCAGGCCGCCTGCTCATGGAGTGGGCAAGGTCAGTGAAGGCCGACCTTGACAAGACCTACGGCGATGATCTGAAGCTTACGGGATCCCGGATAGTATACTTCTGGGTTCATTGCGACGGGTGCTGCTACAAGAACATTCTCGAATTCGAGAACGAGAAGACAGCCGCCAGAATGTACGGCCACGCCTGCAAGGTGGTCGGACTCTGAACGACAGGCCGTCGGAAAGCTGGCTCTAAATGCCAGTAGAAAAAAGTTTGATTTCAAAGGAGAAGAATATGGAGTTGTTCTACAACACAGAGGTAGAGATCCTGAAGGGCAGGGAGTACATGCTCCATGTACTCAGGCAGGCCTATGAGGCCGAGAACAGGGCAGTTCCGGAGGTACTGGAGTACCCTGCAGGAGACGGGCTATACCCGGCTGTCATGCCTGCAAGGGTTTCCACGAGAGCAATCTACAGGCTCAAGAATCACCCGGACAAGGTAATTGCAAGAGTCACCTGCAATGGCGAGATCTTCGAGGGCAACTATCTGGAGGTCACGACCTTGTGGGACATCTATAATGCTGCCAAGTGGAAGAAGGGCTTCAACAAGGAGACCGGATTCCAGGAGGCAATCACCGAGATGAGAAAGGCTCTTAAATGAGCCTTTCCAAAACTTCAAAGGAGAAACTATGGAATTTTTGACGAACATTGGATTCATGAAAGCTGACACCGAAAGACTGTCCGCGCTGGGAAAGGATCTCTGCGGGAAGCTCGAACATGACGAAGCCAGCCTGCACAGGGCCGGCGACCTGCAGAGAGTTCATGGCATGATCTTTGCCGGCGCAGATCCGGAAGATCTCGTCCTCTGTGAGGAGGATTCCGGACGCTGGTATCTTGTCGAGACGGACGGGGATGTGATCACGGACTTCTGGGAAGCCGAGTATCTCGAAGGCTTCAATGAGGAGGAAATCGAGACTCTGAAGACCAAGGGAGTCTACCACGATGGGGCCGCCTGCTACATCACAGGCAGGGAACTGAAGCAGGAGGAGCGCTTCAGGGGCCAGGAGTTCGAGGACAGCGCCGTCTATGCTGTCGATTACGAGAATGGCAGCGTCACTGAGGTCTGCTGCCAGCTGGACTACCTGGAAGCAGCAAGCAGAATATTCGACTAAATGACAGGAGGAAAATTTTATGGAAAGAATGACAAGAAATGAAGCAGTCGAGAAGCTCGGATCATTGGCCGTCGAGACCATGGAGAGAAGGGAAGCCGGCGCCATCTTCGAGCGCTGGGAAGCAGTCATGAGTGATGACTTCGGAAACGAAATTCGTGCAGTCTATCGCCAGACGGAGGACTCGGAATGGGAAATCGACCACTTCGAGATCGAAGGCGCTCTTGAGCAGCGCTACTGGGTCCAGAAGGAGAGGATCCCGGGAGACACATTCCAGGATATTCTCCCGGCCGGCACAAGCGAAGAGAAGGCCATCAAGGAAGCCAGGAAGGAGTGGGACCATCTCACGCCCGGCGAGCAGAGGCACAGCTCAGTGACGCTCTGCCATGGCCTTGTGGACACGGCACAGGAGATCACGGATCCTTTCGGGTTCGGATACGACACAATCGATTGGGAGGAGAAGAGATGAAGAGCGAGCACAGAAAGCCGGGCAGACCAAGAAGAACGGACATGACGCCGGAAGAGAGAAGGAAGGCCCAGCAGATCAGGAACAATGAGTACATTATCCGTACCCATAGGATAATCAACTTCCGGCTTCACTCCGTGATCGATGCCGATATCATCGCACATCTGGAAAGCCAGCCATCCATGGCCGGCTATATCAAGACCCTGATTCGCAGGGATATGGAGGCCTCTAAATGATCGGACCCAACAGTTACAGGAACTATAGATATGCCACAAAGAAGATAGGCTGGACACTGGCGGCCCGGATAGCACAGGATGCCGACAGGATCCCATATCCATCCGTGACCATCAACGATCTGTACGAGAACGAACTGAGGATGCAGGCCGCATACGAGATGGACCCGAAGGAGATAAGGGACCCTCTTGTCTACAACCTGCTGACCCGCAACCTCTACCACTCCGGAGGAGATAAACACACCCAGCTGGTTCGTTTCTTCCATCAGGAGATCGAGGAGGTATGCAGGAAGATGCTCTCGGAGCTTACGGCCATGAAGATGGCCGCAAGGCTCGGGATCACTGCCGGGGAGGCCGGAGTCGAAGCAGGGTCATGGGCCGGCTGGCTGGAAGGCCGTGTCTCGATTCCGGAGATCAATCTCGACTGTCTCGTGATCGCTTCCGAGTTCGACACCAGGGAAACATTCCTGAAGACCTACGCCCGCTGCATGTACATCTTCGCACAGCACCAGCAGTACGTGCTTCTCGGGGACAAGGCCGGGAGCTGGTCGAGGCTTGGAGGCACCAGGGTATTTCTCACCTGAATGCATGCGGAGGCACTAGGGCCTAAATGCATGCGCAAAAAAGATCCTGTCCGGGAAAGGAGGTAGGAAACCCGGACAGGAGACAACCAAAGGATGAAATGCTCTACACATAGTGTAGCACGGGATTTCCTGAGAGTAAAGCACACAAGAAAGAGGCCCTCTGGGAGAGGGCCGGAAACCGAATAAACACTGAAAAAGAACTGCCCCAATCCTTATTATAGGACAGGGACAGCGAGGAGAGAAGGGAAAATGAAGAACACCAGTCCCGGGCCTAGAACCATGTAGGTTCACAGGCGATATCGTAGTCGAGAAGCCTTCTGGCATTCACTATCTGGGGCTTGGGGTACTTGTAGTGGGAGATGTCGCCTTCATTGTCCGTCTTGGCGAAGTAGTAGGCCGTGGTCGTCAGTTCGGCCCTGCCGTGGTTGTTGACGACTCCGATCACATACACGAGTCTGATCTTGTTGCCATAGTTCTCGTGGAAATCCTTCATGGAGGAGTAGTGCCGTGCGGCACTGTAGAAGGTGTCTCTGCCCTTGGGTGTGGCCCATATGATATAGCCGTCGTAGTTGTTCTGGAACTCTTTGGAGTTGCAGATGATGGAATCGAGCTTCTCTGCGAGTTCGGCGGTGAATGGCACATCCGCAAAGAGCGGAATGGAAACGAGAACGAGGATGAGTATAATGGTCAGTCTTTTCATGGGAGTCAGTATAGCACACCTGTAAATGGATGTGCGGAAAAGTTGGGGACAGTGTCCCTAGTCGTTGTCGGAATCGAAGATGTCGGTCTCTGGCTTCTCTATTACATACATTGGCCCATGCAGGGCACAGACCTTGATGGAGCAGATGTCGTAGTCTTCGATGTCGAGCGATGGCACTATCCCTTTGGCTTTGCCGATAATGTCTTCCAGTATTGTCTTGTTGCTAACGAACAGAGTTTCTCCTGCCATGTTGACAGTAATTCCTCTCTTCCTGTCCTTTGCGTAGTATAGGGTCATATGTCCTCCTTCCTCGGCCTTGTCAGATACTGTTCCTATGATCATATGGTGTACCCTCATCGAATTCGAAGCGATGTCTGTCATTTGCTCCACCATCGCAGTCAAAGCAGATATCCTCTTCCTCTTCGTTCATTGCCTTCTCCTTGATGCTCTTGTAGACATCGGAAGGAAGATAGAGAGACTCGAGGAATATCCTGCATCTGAATTTGATGTGCCTTCTGAAATGATCCTCTCTCTTCACTCTGAGCAGATTCCCATTGAGAAGATTCTTCTCTTCCTCAGAGTAGTGGAAATCCAGGTATCCACTATGATGAACACCACTCAGCGACCATCTCTCTGTGTACCAGTTGTTGGGGTTCTCTCTCACTGGCACTGTCATCTGCCAGATATCGTTGAGGTCTGCCATGGCCTCATTGATGCCTGTCGGCAGATGGCCTTTGCGCTTCTTCGACCAGTACGTGTCCACGTAGAGGAACGTGTATGGTGTCTGCCCTAGAATTCTGAATCTTTCTTCATCGCTCATTGGTCTTCTCCTCTATCCTGTAATGATCCTTCTCATACCTCTCTACGTTGGAGTTGGAGGGGAGAAGGAGGTCGGTCATCTGTTGCTCTCCAGAATGGTCGGTGCTTCATCTATGTACTCCTTGAAGACACCACCAAGAGGAACATGGAGCGTTCCTCTCTGTCCTGTCAGTTCCTTCTCTCCATAGACATCCTTGGTGCTTGAGATAAGAGCATCTGCATCTATGAGCCGTCCATGAGGGGAAAAAAATTTAAGAGGACACTCAGGATGGATTTTTCCTTTTTCAACATGACTCCATTCCTTCCTGTTTGGACAGTTCTCCACCGCCATGTAGAAGTCACTGAGTATGCACCAATTGCAATCCGAGAAATCGACATCCATTACTATCTGGCTCATTTCTTCTTCTCCTCCCACTTGAAATATCCGATGATATTCATCCTGTCTTCCTTCATATCATAGCCATAGGTCATCTGTTGCTCCCTAGTACAGGGTCTACGATAGCAAGGGCCATGTACATATATTCTTCCCATGAATGGGAATACTCCCCACTGGCTCTAAGCCTTTCTGCTACGGCTACCACCTCGGATATGTCAATGAGGTCACCATGCGGTGGGAGTTCCTTGAGGGGACAATTGGGCAATCTCCCTTGCTCTGTGGCATCGTAGTATTCGTCCATTGTCTTGTCCATGATATGCTTGACGTACTCTTTCTGACGAACCTTGCAGAGAGCGGATATCTCGCACTTTAGGCAAGACTTTGGTATCTCCATATCTATCTGAATCATGGTGTCTCCTTGGTTTCTTAGATATCGGAAAGAATCTCACGAATGAACTGGTAACAACTGCAACTACCATCGGCCAATTGAAAAGGACAGGCTGATGCCGTGTGTACTTTTTCAAGAACGCCCTCGCTCCAGTCATCTGTTTCTTCTTCAAGGTCTCTGTAGTAATCAGAGGCTATGACCTTACTCCCGATAAGGTGTGTGGCATCATCTTTGTACGTATAGATTTTTTTCCCATATTTCCTTTTTCTTTTTCCGTGGTTTGTCATCTTCTCTCCTCTTCCTTCATTAGCTTCTCCCATTTCTCATCCCATACCTTGCGGTATCTCTTCTCCTTGCGATATTCCTTTTCGATCGTCCGTCTTATGGCATCCGACCTGCTCTTGTATTCGTTGATATATTGGATGTACTCGACCTTCTCTAGAAAGTCATCGTCCACCCTCAGTTCAATACGTTTATCCATGTGTACAGTATAGTGGATATGTCCGTACATGGCAAGCAAAGAAAAAGGCCGGAAAGTCCGGCCGATCTCTTAGGACAGTCCGCACTCATCTCCATCTGCCTTGCACGCTCCAGCATCCTGTTCCTCTGGTACATGCGGTTGCCGTAGCAGTAGGGGCATTGCCATGCGTGGGAGCCACCGTGATTGCGGCAGGAGACGGACGTTGCCTTTGCTCCGCAGTACGGCTTCCTATGCTCCTTCCCATGCTCTATGGCCTTGTCGAGACCCATGTGTACTCCCGTCTTGTATCCTGTTTCTCTATCGTTTTATCGGATTCGATGTAGCTTCGGTTGCTGACTGCTGGGTCTATGGCCTCTGTATATTCTACACCTGTCTCGGCCTGTATGATGTACTTGCCACTGTCGCTGTAGGTTCTCTTGAGGACTACTCCGTCCTCTCTTGTCCTGTAATCTTCTGTAACTATCATTCTGTTGACTCCTCCATAATGTCTGCATAGTCGCTCCAGTTAGTAGCCGATTGATAGGCCGTTAAAGTTCCTCTTGGAACAATTATCCTCTCGGGTGGAGAGCTGAAAGCTTCCGAGTCAAGCACAGGAGGGGTGGTCCCCTTCAGAATGACAGTATGGAGCCTGTAGCAGTCTTGGAATGCATACTGTTGTATCTCTGTTACCCTAGGTGGGATTATCGCCCTTATAAGGCTGTCGCTATACTGGAAAACCGCATTTGAAATAACTTCTGTGGTCAACGGGAGAGTGTATTCTTGTATCCTCATATTCCCCGCAAACGAGCCTCTTCCAATATATGCAAGAGTTGGCGGGATTGAAATCTTCCTCGCAAAAGTTGAAGCGAAAGCCGTTTCAAAGGTTTCGATAGTACTCAATGTCACTAATGCTCTTGGAAGAGCGAAGAAGTCCGTTGCTGACATTAAGAATCCTTCAAACGCAAACGACTCTACACTTGAAGGAATAGAACACTTGCTCATCACTGGTGCCAACTTTGCTCCTGAAAAGGTCTTGATTACAGGCAGATACAGTTCAGTCAAGCTCCAATTAAGAGTAGCTGGGTTAGCATCTGTTAATTCTCCACCTAATTGCACAGACTCATCAGCTTCGTGGTCAATAATACAATGGAATCTCCCAGGACCTGTGTATACATGGGTAATATCATCGCCTGCCGAGAAAGAGTCTGCAGTCCCATCTCCCCAATCTACCGTTCCACTTGCATAAACATGAATGCCAATCTGCCAGTACTCTCCTCCCTGCGCCTGATAATAGATCGCATGCGTCTTCCCGTCTGTCGTATGATAGTTGGCACCGACATCTATATTACCTTCTGGTATGGCAGTGTGGTATTCCTTTATCTCTGCAAGAGTCCAGTTCCATTCCTCGAATGTAAGAGGCACTTCATCAGCGCTATGATCGGGAGCTTCGGGAAGTTCCTCAAGACCTGCAATCTCGTCTGCATCGTAGGACGCAACAAGAGTCCCTTCGAAATCGTAGAAGTTGAGGGCCTTCTCCTCGACTGCCTTTGCATTTGCGCCTATGGAGGTGATGAGTGCCGGATAGTCACTGAGACGGGCGTCTGAAGGGACAACCACCTCCTTGCTTTCGAGCGCAGTCTTCATGTTGGCCTTCGCCGTCTGAAGTCTTGAGAGTTCTGTCAGTATGGACATTGCCTTTCTCCTCCTATAGGTTCGCTAACACTGTCTCCAGGTTCTCAAGGCCTGAGACAATGTCGTTGATTGTGACGATTGCCGCCTCGGCAGCATCGGCAGCCGCCTGTGCAGCCGTTGCATTCTCTCCCGTTGTCTGAATTGCAGCTGTTGCAGTCGCAAGAATCTGATTGAGAGTCGACCACTCGTCCGTGGTAATTGTCTCCTCCACGATTTGGCCTCTCTGCTTTACTTGGAATGAGGCCGATGCGATGACCTCCTGCCTTCCTGTCTGAGAATCAAGGTCATAGGCATAGGCATACAACTTCGTACCTTCGTCCAGTATCGCGTCGGGGATGACTGCATATACGTTGCCGTCTGTGTCGATGGCCGTGAGTGTCTGCACCACAGTATCGAGGCCCCTCGCTGTAATAAGTAAGGCTTCGGGAAAAAGCACTGCAGTTCCATCATCGGAGACTGTCGCTCCATCGATGTAGATTCTCTGTCCTCTGTCGTGCTGGTAAAAGCAGGTTCTCTGCGTCCCGTCTGCAGCATCGGGGATCCTGAATGAAATGCTCATCTGTCTATTCCTCCATTTCTTTCATCAGTTCTTCTATCTCGTTTATCCTGGCCCTTGCCTGACTGCGCTTCAGGACCTCCGTAGGATACTCGGTCACTATGTCGAGACCTGTCTCCAGACATTTGATGACGCAGTAGTCCGTATCTCTCAGATACTGCTTGAGCGTGTCCATCTCCTCTTCGAGAATCTCCCTCTCTGTCGGCTGTGCGGGTTCTGGTGCTGGTGGTGGGGCAGGAAGCGGCTCGGATATCCATGCACTGCCGTTCCATCTCGGTCTGCAACCATCCTCGAAGACGGGAACCTCCGTTGTCGTGCGGGGATAGAAGACCCTTGGGTTGTCGTTCTCGATCGTATCGGTGTAGTAACCATCGGCATCGTATCTATAAAGGATATCCATTCGTTACTCTCCTACATAAATGCACGGAAGTGCTATGAGCGAAGCAGGTCTTGCTTCATCTCCCCCTGCTTCCTTTGTGCTCGGTATGGTATTGTATTGGGCGTCTATGACATTGTTTCCTGTATGCCAATACTGACGGTTCGCAGCCGTGCTTCTATCACCATATCCATCCGGGTTGCCGTTGTTGCTGACATTGATGCCATGCGAATGAGAAAGGTTCTGCGATTCGAGAACAGAACTGACACTGTTGCCGCCTACCAGGAATCGGCCATGAGATGAAATACTTCCATAGGTCATGAGATTCGGTACTCTGACATACGAAGGAGAGAAGTAGATGCCATCGTCAAGGCCTGTTCCCTGAATGTCCGAATCGGAGACGTATCGTGAAGAAGATGTCGTGAATGATGTATTCATCATGTCCCAGAACAGAGGGTAATCGGTCTTAGCAACAAGACCTCCGGCGCACTCTATCCAACCAGCAGGAGCGGTCTTTCTCATGAAGAACTGGACCATGCCGATGAAGGAATTGCAGTACAGTGCAGATATCTCTATGCCTGCCGACTTGATCTTGGTTGTGAAGACTACCGTGAAGACATGGCTGGAGACAGCTATTATCGACTCTCCCGAGACAGAGAACTGGCCCATCTGCAGAGTGGAGCTCGAGATGTTGAGGGTCGAGAAGGAGACCGTAGATGTGGCCTTGTAGGACGCATTGTCGACCTTTCCAGTATAGTCTCGCCCCAAGGCAGTCCTGACTGCAGATATCAGCGTCTGGCCAAGAACATAGTTCATCTTCGATGAGGAGGCGGTGCCGAGAACGGTCATCGGCAGGGAACTTCCGTAGTAGTTGGAAAGACCTACATTGTACGGTTCTATGGTTGGATTTGCGAAGGCGACAGAAAAAGCAGAGACCGTCTTGGACATCTGAACGCTCTCTATGTAGACATAGGTCTCCTTGTAGAGGGCAGCCCATACGTTGGACAGAGCAGAGCTGCGCATTTCCGTTGTGGTCCAGTAGAAGTCGAATCGAATGATAGTGCTCGGTGTTACTGGTATTGTATTGGAGTAGCTCCTTACCCCAACGAGATATTCTGTTCCGCCTTCGCCATCCGCTCTTTCACCGACGACCTTTGCACTTATCCATCCTGTATGGAAGACCTCCGTCCATGTAGAACCTCCATCTTCGCTTACACAGATCGAACAGCGATTGTTGTTGTGAGGCGCACCGAATGTCTGCATCTGCCAGTTTATCGTTACCTGCCCTCGGAAACCTCCAGCAAGGAGTCCCTTCACTGAAGTCGTCTCCGTTATGGAACTCTTGTTGGAGTAGATATAGCAGTACATATCTGCATTCGCGCCTTCGGCCAGGGCTGTCGGCTTTGTGCCTGTTCCCCACAGCTTCTCCACAGCCTCGCTGGAGGTGTTGACTGCGACCTTCTCATAGGATGTGCCGTTGAGGCTGTTCGTTCCGGCTGTCCATGCCTTGTCTGCTCCGGCCACTTCAGAGACGAGGTATCTGTCGGCGGCGATGCTCAGGTTCTTCGTGACTGCAGTTCCCGAGCTGGTCCTTGTTGCGAGTATTGTCTCATCGCTTGTGCTGTCGACCGAGTTGATGGAGATATCGGTTGCGGCCATCGATACGGCCTTGACTACGCCGTCTGCTCCTATGTATACGCCAGCTCCTGTACCTGTATCATTGCCGTTCTCGTCATAGCACCCCGCATAGATGGCACCGTCGTTGTTGAGGTGTATCTTTGTGGCCCCAAGAGAGTCGGTGTCAATCTTCTCTGCCGTGACGGAGCCCTGAGCGATCGTGTCGCCGTCCACGGTGACAACGGCCCTGGAGCCCTGCCAGTTGACAGAGAGCCCTCCAAGACTTGCATTGGTGCCTACCTTGAGCGCTATCTGCTCGGAGGTCTGCTCGATCGAAGTGAAGGCCTCTTCTATCGTTCCATCCATTTCATCGGCCCTGGAGACCAGAGAGTTTATGCTGTCCGAGTTCACCTGAATTGCTGCAGTATTGGTGTTGGCCTTGCTGAGGGCAGAGTCCGCTGTGCTCTTTGCTGTGTTTGCCGTGGAATTGGCAGTGTTGGCAGTACTGTTCGCTGTGTTGGCAGTCGAAGAAGCAGACGAGGCTGTCGAGTTTGCGCTGTTCAGTCCGTTTGCGGCAACGGGTGCTGTCCACTTGTATGTACCGTTGGTGTACAGGACCTGTGAACATGTGTAGTAGTACTTGTAAGTGCTTGTCCATGTAGGGCAGACCGTTGTCCACGCATTGTAGCCTGTAGATGTCGAAGTGACGACGGAAGTAGGAGCTGCAGGAACACTGGATGAGTTGGAGAGATAGTACAGTTCCTGGACAGTGCTGATGCCGACGCCAGTTGCACCAGTAGCTCCGGTAGCACCTGTTGCTCCCGTGGCTCCAGTATCTCCCTTATCTCCATATACACCGATGAGCGCTGTTGTGGTCTTGCTCGTTCCGTTTGTATATGCAATGACCTCTTTCTGCCACAGGTACTTGTTGGAGGCAGAAAGGGTAGGAATTGTGGTCGAGGTAACAGAGGAAGGTGCGCTCTGGGTCGAAGAGACGGCATAGTAATAACTTATCGAAGAGATACCGTTTCCGGTAGCACCTGTAGGGCCAGTAGGTCCAGTTGCTCCTGTAGGTCCAGTTGCACCGGTATCGCCTTTTTCTCCCTTATCGCCCTTGCTTCCTGTATCTCCGTAGACTGCAATGATGGCCTCGGTCGTCTTTGAGGTGCCGTTGGTATAGGAGATCACCTCCTTCTGCCAGCCGTACTTGTTCGTAGCAGACAGAGTGAACATCGATGTAGAGTAGGAGGTCTTCGTGCCTGTCGGAGTCTGCGATGTGGCATAGGTATAGGCTATCGAGGAGATACCGTTTCCAGTCGCTCCCGTAGCACCAGTGGCTCCAGTAGCCCCTGTATCTCCCTTTGCACCTGTATCTCCATAGACACCGATCAGAGCCTCTGTCGTCTTGGAAGTTCCGTTCGTGTATGCGATGACTTCCTTCTGCCACAGATACTTTGCAGTTGTCGACAGGGTAGGAATGGAGGACTGATAGGAAGTCTTCGTCCCACTCTGCGTCTGGGATGTTGCATAGGTGTAAGTGACCGACGAAATACCGTTTCCGGTAGCACCAGTCGCACCTGTTTCACCCTGCGGTCCCTGAGGACCTGTTGCACCTGTATCTCCCTTGTCGCCCTTATTGCCCTGAGGACCCTGAGAGCCTGTGTCTCCGTAGACACCTATGAGGGCTGTCGTTGTCTTGCTGGTCCCATTGGTGTATGCAATGACCTCTTTCTGCCACAGGTATTTCTCTGTCGCTGAAAGGGCAGGAATCGTTGTCGATGTGACCGAAGAGGGGGCCGTCTGAGTCGAGGACTTGGCATAGTAGTATGTGATGGACGAGATTCCATTGCCCGTTGCGCCAGTAGCTCCCTGCGGGCCTTGAGCACCCGTGGCTCCCGTTTCACCTTTTTCACCTTGAGGCCCTTGCGGACCCGTTGCACCAGTATCGCCTTGAACGCCCTGTATGCCCTGGATTCCCTGTCGGGCCTTGGAAAGAGAAATGGTCCTGGATACAGTCTCGTTCCCATATGAACAGGAGATAGATATGGAGGCAGTATCGGATGTCATTGCCGAGATACTCACAGTGCTGCCGTTCAGAGAAGTGGTGCAGTGCTCCCTGGCTGCAATCGAGACTGTCGGGGATACCTCGATTTCTCCCTTGAATGCTCTTGCCGTAGAGGAGAATGCGGCGAGATCCGAGGCGGATATTACGCCGAGATCCGAAGCTGGGAATGTCCAGCTCTGGACAGAGAGAGACATCTCCAGAGCAGGTTCGCTCTGCCTTATTGCAGCAACGGATATGGTGGCAGATAGACCTCCACATGTCGCAGTGATGGTCCTTGGCCATGTCTGGGACGCATTGTAGGATATGGAGATGGAATTCCCTGTCTCTCCTGTCGACCAGGATACGGAGCCCTCGAGATTGGTCCTGACTGCGGTCAGCACTATGGAAGAGGGAGAGAGAAGATTGCCTCTCCAGTCGAGAAGGAAGAATTCAGCATCCCTGGCAATCGACAGGAAGGAGGCATCCTCTCCATTGGCAAGGACCTTTGCAGGGGATGTCCATTCTCCTGTCTCTATTGTGTCCGATACGCCATTGCCCACAGCCGTGGCCATGATGGCCCAGCAGGGATCCGACCCCGCAGGAATGTCCATCGTCCAGCTTCCTGCCCCTGAGACCCTCATCGTATGGAACGAGTAGGTTACAGTGCCACTGGGGACAGCTGGGGCAGAGGCTCCTCGCTGATAGAGAATGACAGTTGCGACTGTCTTGCCATCTGCTCCTGCAGAACCGTTCTCGGAGAGTATGGCAGGTGAGGTCCACTCTCCTGTGTCTATGGTATCGGTATCTCCTGTTCCATAGGCGTGGGCCGAGACTACATAGAGAGGAGAGGATCCGGATGGTACACTTCGGGACCACGATCCCAGATCGCCTGTCAGTGCGTTTGTGGAGAAGGTGTATACCAGAGGCCCTCCATCGAAGGAAGAGGGTGTCGAGGAAGATCTCCTGTAGAGTACGATCATGGCGTTGGATGATCCGGTATCTCCCTTCTCTCCCTCCGCTCCGGTTATGCACGAGTACGCCCACGTCTCTCCGTTGTCGGTGGAAGTTCGCATCCACTGGAATGGTCTCTCCGAAGTCCTCTCTGCAGGCTGAGCGCTCCAGCCTTCGATCGGAGCAGTGTCTGCAGAGTTGCTCCATGCATACTGGATGGTCACATCGCCCTGTCTTCCCTTCTCGAGGGACGAGCCTCTTGTGGCCACGGTCCCTGCGTTCCACGAGCCGATGGAGACTGCCGTGTACTCGTACTGCCAGAGACCTCCGACGAAGGACGAGGTCCTTGAGACGATATAGGCGTACTGGCTTACAGCAGTATCCCTGTGCGCAATCTGCACGATGGAGCCGATGGCAAGGTCGTCAAGGTCGGTCCACTTGTGGACGAGCCTCGACATCTGTTTCATCTGCCAGTAGCGCTGGGCGAACTTCTCGGCCTGCGCCTTCGAGAAGATGTATTCGGAGGTGTAGTCGATCGGGTCGGAAGAGGTATCTCCGATGGAGGAGATGTACGATACATCCCTGTATCTGATGGTCCCCTTCAACTGGAAATGCAGGATGTAGCAGTCCTGCAGTGCCCTCATGAGGATGAAGGCCTTCTTTGCATACATGATGGGGTTGACCGGTTCCTCCGTGAAAGGAGAGGACGGATACTCGACACAGTCATCCGTATCGAGCGACCTGCCCAGCTCGTCCGTGAACTGGAGGTATACTGTGACATCCCTCGCCATGAGGAGCGAGAGGTCCGTGTTCTTCTTTCTCGAGGCTCCAGACATGTACGGCCTGTCGAGGAAGTCGACGGAGTACTCCTGATAGATCGGGTCGACATCGCCATCGGCCGGATAGTACGAATCCTCCTGTATCTCGGTGCCGATGACGGAACGGCCATCTTCAGAGAGGTTCTTGGAGATGTTGTCCACATAGATTATCTGGTCGGCCTTGACGGCTGCAGTGGACCACTGCACACGGAGCCCCTTGGACTCCAGTATCTTGGAGCCTGTGGTCTGGAGGCCGGAGGATATCCTGTAGTTGGGGACTATGCCGCTGTCGGCAGAGAGCGTGACGGGCGAGACATTGCATCGGCCCTGGGAGTCGAACCACAGATAGTAGAGGCCGGTCTCGAGCAATAGTCTGTCGAGGATGTTCCTGTAGGTCTCGTCTCCGTCCCTGTCGACCACGAAGCAGGGGAGCGTGGCATCATCGTCACCGGCGATGGAGATCGTGCCGACAGTGCATCCTGCGTATCCGAGGAGCGTGGTCACCACGGTGGATATCTTCACATTCTCGATGACGATGTTCCTTTTCGGAGCGACATCGAGATACTTTCTTCCGAGGTCGACGAGCTTGACGGAGACAGGCCCTGCAAGCGAGGTGCTCGTCAGGGAGATTCCACCGAGGTCGACCATGCCGGAGAAGAGGTACCTGCCATTGTCCATTATTCTGCCATAGAGGTCCGTGCCGTTCTCGTAGGCATCGAGGAGCATGGTGATGGCATTGCTCCTCAGGGGAGATTCTATATTGCGTATGGTGAAGCTGGCAGTATCCTCTGCCGAAGAGAATGCGGTACTGCATCCATTCATCTCGATGGATGTTCTTCGTGTATCCACGACTCCTGTAAGGTCGAGGACCGAAGAGAAATCAGGGCTTGCTGAAATATTGTATATTACCAAGACAGACTCCTATAGGATTATATCATTGAATGGTGCATCGTTCCAATTTCAGAATGATGCACCAATCCCATCAGTATGCGAACGAGGCCCTTCTTGTGTCGACATGGACGGTGTTGCCGGTAACCCTCGACAGTGCGCTCGAGAGGACTGCGTCCAGTTCGTCCTTGTTGAGACCTGCTCCGTTGATGGTTATGCTGATGTTGTTCGTTCTTGCACCTGCGGAGAATCCGTTGTTCCACAGGCCGCCAGAGCCGACAGTATCGAGGTAGTTGCCACCGGTCACCCTGTTGACCCTCGCATTGTAGGTATTGGCATCGATGATGCCATGGGCATAGAGGTAGTTCAGTTCCTCGAGGATCTTCGACAGGTCGGAGTCCTCGGTGTTGAACCTTATCTCCTCCTCGGTGTTCCATATGTCCTCAAGGGTCTGTCCCATATCCTTCAGGAGGGATTCCGTGGTCGGCAGACCAAGACCTTCCATGAACCCTGTGAATTCCTTAAGGAGATTGCTTGTGCCACCCGAGACTCCTCCGAATGCCGCCCCGATTGCATTGCCGACAAGATCGCCGACAACAGGTATCGGACTGAAGATGCCCCCCAATAGGCTTCCGGCCTTCTTCGCCGGCTTGTTGATGAGGTCGAGAAGTTTGTCTGCAAGACTGACTATCCATGTCATGGCCTCTGCAATGACCGTCGTGGAATGGATTATGGAGACCTGTACTATCGTCATGACCGAGGCGAGCACCTTCATTACAGGGATGAGAGGCCTGAGGATCTGCATCATCTGCTGTATCTGCCTGTTGACCATCTCGATGTACGGGATGAACGGCTCGAGGATGGAATCGAGGCCCGAGAGTGCGACCTCCGTGCCCTCGAGGACCTTCTGGAACGCCTTGGTCTCCTTGAGGATTGCAAAGAGTGCAGACCATAGGTCCTTTGCGTTCTGCAGGCCCTTGGCATCGTTCATGTCATGATTCTGGGCAAATGCTCCCAGCGCCTCCGAGAACGCTCCGGCCTTGCCGAACATGCTGACGAAGTCACCCTTGATGGTGTCCTTCAGCTCCTTCTCGGCCTGAATGAGCTCCTGTATCTTCCTGTTCTCCAGTTCGGCCAGTGCGGCACGGGCCTCTTCGGCTTCGGCCGCATCTTCGGTCTTGGCCTCGAGCAGGGAGAGTTTGGAGTAGTAGTCGTAGATGGCGTCCTTCTGGAGCGCATAGGCCTCGTTCACTGCAGTGACCGCATTGGCAGAATCGGCAAGCTCAAGGTCCTTCCTGTGCTGTTCCTCAAGCGCATAGAGCGCCTTGCCGAGGTCGGTCATGCCGACCTGTGCAGTCCTGCTCCTGTAGTCGTTCGTGCCTTTATCGATGTTCTCGAGTGCCGTGGCGAAGTTCCTGCCACGCTCCAGTTCATCATTGAAACCCTTCTGCCTGTTGGTGACCTCCTCGTACAGGCGGAGGAGTCTCTCTGCAAGAATGGACCCGGGGTCCTCGGTCTCGACAAGGGTGTACAGCTGGCGGATTGAATCGAGCCATGCCTTGTATCCGTCGTTGGTCGCCGATTCGGAGTCGAATGCCTTTGCCATTCTGTCGACGAACGTGCCGACATCCTGTGTGCCGAGAGCGTTGATGGCAAGACGGGAGAGAAGGTCCTTTCCATTGTCGAGGTTGTCGACATCGCCGAGGATTATCTTCTCGAGGCTTCCGACGCCCTTGATGCTCTCAAGACCTTCCCTGTACTTATCGAGGTTGTCGTTGGCAATGGCAAGAGCCTCTGCCGTTGCATCCATTGCCGCCTTCTGCTCCCGCTCTTTTTCGATGGCCTCTATGATGGAATCGATGATAGGGCGGATACGTTCTCTTTCCCTTTCGTTCATGGAACCTTCCACGTCCTGGAACAGGAAATCGAGGGTTTCCTTTGTAGGAAGATTCTTCAATGCCTTCAGATATGTCTCGGCACCGGAGCGTGTCTGGATGTCGTTCGTGCCCTTGAGCCTGAGAAGCTTCGACCTGAACAGCTTGTAGTCATCCCCATTGACTTCATTCACCCCCGTATATACCGCCTCGCCCTTCATGGCACGGTTGGCCCTGTTCGCATCCTCGAGGATTTCGGTGATTCCTCTTCTTATCGGATTGACGAAGCGGATAAGGGTATCGCCAAGGTTCTCCTTGAACTCCTTCCATGCCTCATTGAGTCTTCTCGATACCGAGAGGGCAGTATCCCATTCTCTCTCTGTTGCCCCCATTGCATTGGCCTGCTGCTCGAGTGCCATCTCTGCACGTACGGTCATCTTCGCAAGCTCAAGCTGGGAGCCGGTGAGGCCGTCAAGACCTCGCTTCAGGAGTTCTGCCTGTACTGCCGATTCCTTGACGATAGAGCCAAAGGTACGGAAGTTCCTGAGGTTTCCTGCGGCACCCGACATGAAGTTCTGTGCGAACTCCTCGAGCGACATGTTGATATCCTTGAAGGCGATGATATCCTGGAACTGCTTGACCCACTTCGAAGCCCTCTGCAGTGATTCGGTTGCACCCATGCCCTGTGCCTGCAGAAGGTCGCCGACCGTGGAGAGCGCACTTGCAGCAGTGGAGTTCGCAACACCGATGGAGGCTGCTACATCCCTTGCTTTATCCATGGAACCGGCGACGCCCTCGAAGACAGTGCCGAGCTTTGAATATATCTGTTCGGCCTCTGCGGCTGCCTGCACGGATTCCTTCAGTGTCTGCGTGATTGCAGTGGTGGTCTTCCTGAAGAGCGCAATTGCCATCTGGAATCCCATGATGTTCTTCGCAATTGAGAGCATCTTGGACAGGAACGAGGTCTTCGAGGCCTTCTCCTGTTCCTTTGTGAGCTTCCTGATGGAGACGACCTCTGCGTCTATCTTCTTCTTGAGGTCATCGGAGGCCTTGCCTTCACGATGCTTCTCGACAAGGAGAGCATTGAGCACCTTGCGGTGCTTCTCTATCTCTGCCGTGACCTTCTGATACTTTGTGCCGAGGAGTTCAAGCTGTTCGGCATCGGCTCCCTCCTTTGCCTTTTTGGACAGGGCCTTCTCTGCCTCCACGGCCTTCCTTATCTCGGCTATCCTCTTCTCGGTCTCCTCGATGTTGCCGAGCATCTGATTGCCGAGCCTGTCGCCTCCATCGAAGCTGAACTTGCCCTGGGTGAGCAGTTCCATATATTCCTTCTGGAAGAAGGACAGCTGTTTTCTCCATGCCTTTATCTGGTCCTCGGGACGGTCCAGACGGGAGACGAATGCGTTCATGGCATTCGACATGGCCTTGATGCGCAGGGTGTACTTCTCGAGGTCCCTGGGGGCATCTGTCTCGTTTCCGAAGGGTCTGAAGCCCTTGGCGGACACCTTCATGACCTCCTTCATGGTGGTGCCGAGCTTCTGCAGATCGTTCTGCACATCCTTGAGGCCCTGCTTTGCACCCGAAGGGTCTGCAACTATCCTTATACTGATATCCGGCATGAAAAGCTCCCTTGCTAAAAAAGCCTAGTGTCCTAGGCTTCCTTTTTAGTCTTCTCCATTTCCCATCTATCCCATGCGTGGGCCTCTTCCTCGATGATGAAGAGGGCCGTGAGTACTGTCCTCCGCTCATCCATCGTGCCTCTGCCATGAGGAAGCACGTTGAAGGTCTTCCACTCGTTATAGAGGGCAAATGCTCTTGCCGCAAAGGTGGTGTTCAGCTCCGCTATCTCGTCCTTGGTCAGCTCGCCGTAGTCCCACCTCCCGGGTTCTATCTCCATTCCTCTTATAGGGTATCCAACGAAGTCGAAGTCCGAGGAATCATCCCTGATGTTCGTCAGCTTCGCTCTTCTGATCTGATACCCTAATCGGAGTTTTTTACTTCGTCCTCTGTAAGCTGGTCTCCTCCGAGGATATGCATTGCGACATCCCGGATGAAGGTCGAGACGAACTTCTGTGCTTCCGAGGTGCCGAACGGAATCTCGCAGAGCGCTTCCGGAGTCGCCTCCATTTCCCTGCCATCGAAACTGAGGACAAGGCCTCTTATCTCTTCCACCTTGTCGAGGAAGAGCCTATTGAAGTCCAGGTCCGAAAAGCCGTTTCCCATGTACTTGGCCAGCTCGCAGTTCCTGAGGTAGTTGCATACGACCACCACCTCGTCATTGTCCTTGTATGGTCTGTATTCGTGCCTGAAATCGACGACCAGCTTATTCTCGTCGACCTTCGCCTTGAAGTTGTTGAATTCGATTCTCATCGTGTCTTTGTCCTTTTGTCTGTATACATGTCGAAGATGAAATGACAGGAGAGGGGAACCCCTCTCCCATCATATTGGTCAGGCTCTTGCAACGGACCAGCCAGCGAACGGATTGCTTGCGCCCCTGGTGACCTGAAGGTTTCCGCCGATGTAGCCGTTCTCGTCGGTGGCATTGGCAGTGAAGTCGAGGTCGAAGGACTGTGGCGAACCGTAGTCGGCGCCCTTGGAAAGAGAGGTGAAGAGCACAGGGAGCACCTCGAGGTCGAAGATGTCGTCTGCGGCCTTGACATCCCTGAAGTTCCAGATGATGACGATGACATCCTTGTTGGTCGTATCTGCCGGGATGACAGAGACGGAACCGTCGGCTCCGATCTCCGTGATGGAGTGGAAGCGACTCTTGAGGAGGTTGATCGCATTGGTGATTCCTGTGGCGAGAAGGTTCATGCCGCTGATGGAGCCGCTGGTAGTGACGACACCGTCGGTGACATTGTTGGTCTTTCCGACAGCCACATCGTAGTCGCAGGTGATGTCCTGCGTCTCCTTGGAGTAGCTGACGGACTTGCTGGTAGCAAAGCCGAGGAAGTATGGTGTGCACTTGAAGAACTTGTCGTCAGAGGCAAGGGTCAGTGCGGTCGGGGCAAAGAACGGAGTCTTCACATCTGCGTTTCCGAAGATGGAGGAAGCGTCCTTTGCCGTGATGAATCCGATATCGCCTGCGGCAAGCGCAGAGCCGCCCGATACCAGTGTTCCATTCTCTACATCGAGCAGGAATGCAAGACCCTGCTTGCCGTCTCTGCCCTGAAAGGTGTTGGCCATGTTTATGTCTCCTATGACCTACAGGTAATCAGCGAAGTCCATGTAGGTCGTGATTCGTGATTCAACGAGGAAGCTGCATCCGTTGAAGGCTTCGTTCTCATCCATGCGGATGAGCACCGAATCCGAGACGAACGAGTATTCCCCGAAACAGTTGGATGAAAGGAATGCGAAGAGGGCCGAATAGTACCTCTCCACCTCTTCCATCCCGCCTTCCGTTCCATTCCTGTTGCAGAAGAAGTCCACAGTGAACCTGAAGGTCGCACTGCTGGCACTCTCTTCTGTCGTGGAGCCGGAACCCGAAGTGGGGTAGACTGCAAGGGACTTCGCCTTCTTCAGGATCTTCAGGCCGGAATCGAGGATGGTCACAGCCTCGAGGCCCTTGGATTCGAGGAAGGTGTTGAGCCTGTCCGTGAAGATGGCTCTCGTCTCCGTGATGAATTCGTAGATGTCGGGTCTCATTCCTCAAGCTCTCCTCTGTACTTGGCCTCCGTCCTTGCGATTGCCGCAGAGACTGCGTTCTCGACCTTCTGACGGGCCTTGCTCTGGAAGAAATTCTTTCCGAATCTCCTATCTCTAATGTTGAGCCAGTTGGAATTTCTATCTCCGGAGTATCGCCAGAATGGAGAGTGCTTTGTGTAGGGCTTCGTCGTCTGTTCCCAGAGGTTCGCAGTGAGGGATGTAAGCCTTACGGACGAAAGACTTCGGCTGAAGGCACCGGCACTCCGATGTGCGGCGACCGTCTCGAACGAGAAGCTCGACTCCCTGAAGTTGCCGTGCTTTGTCGTCTTTGTACGGGAACGGTATCCTCCAAGCTCCATGTCGTAGAACGTGCCACGCTTTTCCCGTCCTATGTTGGACTTCGTGTAGGTCCTGCGACCCATGTGGGGAAATTCATCCTCGAGCACATCGGTATAGGCCCTTCTTCCCATTGCGGCTGTAGTTGCCGCAACGGAATCGGCCATCCTCGATGCGGTCCTTCCGGCCTTCTCGATCCTCTCTGCGAGGGTCTTCCAGCCAGAGACATCGATATGGATTCCCATGCTATTCGCCATCGTCCTCGACCTCCTGCAGTTCCAGTGTCAGAACGCTCCCTCTCTTGCCGGACACGGCAGATATGCGGAATGTCTTTCCACGGAGTTCCAGAGTGGCACCCCGCAGAGCATCCCACGGCCTGTCGATGTCCGAAAGCTGGAGCGTCGATACCTGAAAGAACTCCCTGTCCACGAGATTCTTCATGGAGTAGGGTGCCATGCTCCCCTCTTCGTATGAGCCGGAGAAGAATATTCCGTTGACGGACATGTCGGAATATCCCTCCACGGAGAGCACCGCCTCTTCCGAGAACGGCCCATCCATGACGATATTCCCCATCTGCTCGGCAAAATCCTCCATCAGGCTCATATGCTCCGTCTCCTATCAGGTAATGGAAGTCAGGACGCAGTAACCATCAATGTTGGTGATGATCGGAAGTGGTGCGGTCTGATACTCGACCTCGTAGTGTCTCATATCGCCTTCGCCGACTTCGTATGCGACCATTCTCTCTTCTGCGACCCTGAAGCAAGGCCTTCCATTCTCGAATGCTCTGATTCTGCCGTAGGCGAAACCACCGATCCTGCCAGAGGTAAGGATGCCCTTGCCCTGTGCGATGTAGTTGTTGCCGGAAGCATTCACGCCATAGTAGGCGTAGATTGCGAGCAGACCAGCAGGAGTATTGACAGTACCACAGAGTGTGGCACCACCGACATTCTGACCGAAGGCAACTCTGCCGAGGTCGAAGGTCTCCTTGTTGATGAGAGTACCGAGTGCAGTCACGAGGGTGATTGCGTCGGAAGGATTGAGGATGAGAGCGGTTGCCCTGAATGCCTTGTTCTTCTTGCGGACAGTGTCGAATGCAGTGGAGATGACACTGTTGAAGTTGGAGGTAAGGCCAGCGCCGGAAACGTTCAGAAGTGCAGAGGTCATCGGGAATGTCTGTGTGCCATCCCTGTTGACGACGGAGCCATTGAAGATGGCGTCTGCGCACATCTGTTCCTTTGCCATGGTGATGGAATCCTTCATGCCTGCGACCTTGTCGGCGAATATCCTTGTGACTCTTGCCTGCGAGTCCACATCGGTGGCGACTGCTTCACCGAAGACTCTCTGGTCTGCATCTGCAAGGGATACCATGTCCACCATGTGATAGTAGTTCGGTACAACGTAGCCGGAGTTGAAGCCGACCTGGAAGTTGACTCTCTCTGGGTCTGCACCTCTGAGAGCCTCACCAACGAGACCGGGTGCCTTCTTTCTCCAGTCGAAGGCAACGCCATCGACGCCCTCACTTCCCATGGCCTTTGGGCCTCCGAACAGCACCCTCTGAAGGAAGTCGTCAACGGGCTGTTCGACTGTTATCTTCTCGACGAACTTCGGAAGTCCGTGAGAAAGCAGATCTAAATTGAAATTAGGCATAGTATGACACCTCCGTTCTATCGATTACGACGATCTTTCCTGGGGTTGCGATATACTTGGCCACAGGAGCATCGGACTGTGCTGCGAGGATGCCCTCGGCATATACAGTACCGGCATAGATGACCTTGGCATTGACTGCGGTCGTGCCGAAGACGCCATCCTCTGCGAGAATTCCAAGCACCTTGCCCGAGCCACCTGCGTTGCCGATTACGGCAGATGCACCATCGGCACCGAGAGTGACCGGCTGGCCAGCGAGACAGGCGGTATTGTCAGTACCTGCCGTGACGGCCATGAGCTTGGAAACGACATCTGGACCCCACTTTGTGATAGGGGCGGAAAAAGTTTCAGTAGCCATAACTCTTCTCCTTGTTAGATTCTTGAAGCGAGGTCATCGATGATCTCGTCTTCGCTCTTTTCGGCAGAAGGAGTTGCGACTGGAGTTGTGTCGTTCATGAGAGTCTCCAGCATGGCTGCCTTTGCCTTTTCGCTGGCCTTCTGTGCGCCGGCCTTCATTGCCCTGACGATGTCAAGGCCGATGGCCTGTGCATTTCTGCCATCCTTGACTGCGGCGTCGACTATTGCATCGACCTCCTCAGATCCATCCCTGAGTGCATCGAGTTCTGCGACTCTCTGTCTCTCGGACTCCTTTACAGCGGCCATCCTCTCTTCCAAGAGAGAAGGGTCTGCTGTGCAGAGTGCATCGAACACGCCCCTTGTCTGCTCTGCAGAAAGGGAAGAGACGATGGACTCCGCCGACATATTGGCTATGTCCATATCTTCTCCTTCGCTCCCGTCTGTGGGGACGGAGCTGGTAAGTTGCATGAATTCCTCGAGCGAGCAGATGCCATCGACCATGCCGTTCTCGAGAGCGTACTCCATGGAGACCACTGCGCCCTTGCCGAAGGTCTCCTCTGCAGTGGCGACATCGACGCCCCTGCGCGAGGCGACATACTCGAGGTACCTTGCACCGCTCTCGTCCACCGACTGCTGGAATGCCTTCTCGGCCTCCTCGTCCGTGATGACCGAACGGTTCTTCTTCGGAGCATTCGCCGAGCGGAATATCCTGTGCAGGAATCCCAGCTTGCTGTATGTCTCCTCTGCCACCTCGAGGGCCTCTGCATAGCATCCACAGCACCCGGTCTCTCCGCCTTCGATGCCGTACACATGGTCACAGGCGACTGCGATCGCATAGGCCGCAGAGCATGCCATGCCCGTGATGTATGCATTGATTGGCTTCTTCCTGCTGGCCTCCTCGATGAACGAACAGAAGTCCATAAGACCCTCTGCCATGCCACCGGGGGAGTCTATCAGCAGTGCTATCGAAGTTATCCTGTCATCGTTGACAAGCGACTCGATTCTTGCGGCAAGGGTCGAATATGTGCTCCAGAAGGAATCCCAGAATCCGTTGCCAAGGCCTCCGTAGACGGAGACATAGCCTTTGCCGGAGTCCTCATCTCTGACTGAGTCATACCTCTCTGCGAACAGCTTGTACTGTCGCTCGTTGAACCTGCCGACCGAGTTGCGGTCTATGAAATAGATCCTTCTACCTTCTTCAAGTCTGATCCTGTCCATCCTCGTCTTCCTCTTCCTCCGTATTGGGAACAACCGTGGAATCCTTGCTTTCCGGCATGTTCTCCATCTCCTTCAGCCAGCGCTCGTGCACCTCGTCGTAGTCGAGGCCATACAGCTGGCGGGTCGCATACTCTCTTGTGATGAGGCCCTTGTCTATGGCGGTGACATAGGCATTGACCTCCTTTCCAGGGTCCACCTGTGGTGGTGTCACGCCGGTCCATGAGACCGAGAAGATGGCATCCCTGTAGAGACCTCCCTTCTCCCAGCCCGGGGCCTCGACCATTCCCGTGAGGATCCCATGCTCCACGACCATGCGCCATACCGGGTCATTGAACTTCGTGCAGAACTCGTCACGGAGTATCTGGAAGTTCTTCTCTGCGGAATTGAGGCCTGCACGAGATGCGGAGAACGAGGCGTTGAACGAGTTCATTGCGACCTCGTATGACATTCCGAGTGCCGATGCGATCATTCCGATATTGGCCTTGAGGTACTGGTCGTAGTCATCGCCGTCGGTATGGCGCTCTGCCATGACGACATCCTCTCCGGGGTTGAGCTCGATGACATAGCCCGAACCCATGTCGATACGGCGCTCTCCGCCGTCATCCACCGTCTGTGCACCGGCAGAATTTATCTTGTCGAGGAACGATGTCCCTTCCTCCGTTCCGATGTCCTTTTTAATGAAGGCCGTGAAGAGCGCCTGTACTGCGCTCTGGAGAAGGTGGTTGTCCTTGAACTTGTCGAGGTCGAGGACATCATCCCTCACTGCAGAGAGCAGTGGGATTCCTCTTGTCAGCTGTGGGTCGGACTTGTCGAGCTGGATGAGGTCGAATTCAAGACGCCCGAGCGAGTTGTATCTTCTCACCTGCTTATAGGTGAACTGGTCGACAAGCAGGTCGTCGATGACCCTTATCTTGTAGCCGACCTCACGACCCGTGGCCTTGTCGATGACGACACCGCCCTGGGATTTCTTCGAATCCTGCTCGGTTATCTGCGAGACCATGCGTCCCGATATGACCTGCACATACGGCACTATGGCCCCGTTTCTGAGCCTCCTGTAGCCGTTGTGCCTCAGGGTGTCTCCCGCAATGAGGATGTTCCTGAAGGCTATCCTCTGGAGCTGGCGGAAATTGTCCTTGCCGTAGTAGTCGAAATTCGCGGAGCCTGTGACAAGGCGCCAGTAGGCCTCGGCCTGTCGCTGGAACCTGTCGACCTGCTCTGCGCTCCAGCCGAGTATCTCGGTCTCCGGAGCGGCCATTGGGGTAAGGCCCCTGCCGATGACATAGCGGGTGAGCGCATCGACCATCATCTTGCCGACGGTCGTGGTCCTGTAGAGGCCCTCCGACTGCTGCTGGGCGATATCCTGTACATATGTGTAGTTCTGATTGGGGTCGGAAGGATAGAATGGCCTGAAGCCACTGCTTATCTTTCCTCTTGAGGGATTCTCGTAGACACTGCTCACAGCTTCACTCCTACCCGGAAGGCCAGCCCTGCAGACTGCCCATTTGCCTGTGCCTCGAGCATCTCGACGACCTTCTGCCACTTGGCGTATTCCCTTGAGAGCTCGGAGAGCCTTGCGTTCGTGACCGAACGGGTGGACTGCCCGTCCCTTGTCTCCCAGGACTGGGCATTGAGGGCGTTCAGATATGCCTTCCTTGCCCTCTCGAGGTTCTCTCTTGCGATAGTCAATTCTGCTGTGTAGTCTCTGGCCATAACTCTGCTTGAATTGTATACCAATGTCGGAATATAATAGGATTAGTGCGAGGATTTCACATCTTCAGGTGGAACAAGAAGTTATCTGATTGCTGAACAGGGGGCGGGACTGGTGAGCAGAAAGAAGAGGATGATTTGCCACACGTACTTCGACAACACATACATATCGACAAGGGAGTATCCATCGATATCGGCGCTGTCGCAGACTCTGAAGGAGAACGGAGCAAGATTCAGGGCAAGCCGACTGCAGAATCTCGGCAACAATTCGGAGATAATACAGAACGGCCAGTTCTCATATGAGATAGAGGAGGGGCTGTGAAACAGGAACCTGAGGTCATGTACAAGGGGCGGAAGTTCGCCAGCAGACGGAGATTCGGAGAACTCATAGGAATAAGCTACAAGAGCGTCCTCAAATATATAGGCAAGGGCATATTGCGCACGGAGAGGATAAACGGACTCTCGGGCGAATTCATCGACCTTGAGTACGGCAGAAAGGAAGTCGAGCTTCTCTCCAATCTCGGAGGCCGGAAGAACAAACTGAAGAACTTCGGCAAGGTCGGGAAGAATGCCGAGGTGAGGGATATTCCCTCGCCGGGCATCGAGGATGCCGAAGTGAAGGCTCCGGCCGAAGGCGGCGAGATGGACCTCGACAAGCTCGACAAGGTGAAGTATGCCGACTGCCTTACCGAGTTCGGAGTCTTCGACTACGACAGGCTGAAGGCAAGGCTCACTGCCGAGACCTATGAGTTCAAGCTGGAGAAGGAGAAGGGGCTTCATATTCCAAAGCAGGAGGTGCAGAGGACTTCCATGGCCATTGCGGGAATCATCAAGACGAACCTCGAGGCCATCCCTTCAAGATATACTGCAGCATTCGTCGCACTGGCTGAGAGCTTCAGTGGGTACCAGTTCACCAACGAGGAGAAGACTGAACTCAGGAACAGGCTCAAGGATGTGGCCCCTCAGGTGATGCTTTCCATCCAGTCGGAAATAAGGAACCTTGCCGATGATGAATGAGTGGATGCTGGAGACCTTCGCACAGGCGTTCACGCCAAGGGAATACAGGGCAATAGATACATGGGTGGAGGATGTCGGATTCATGCTCCCCTCGAACACGAGCGAGCCGGGACGGTACTCGATAGATAGGACTCCTTATCAGAGAGGAATATTGCAGGCGCTTTCTCCCCATCACCCTGCAAGGACCATAGTATTGGACTTCGGCTCCCAGATGGGCAAGACGACAGTCGAGAATGTCACCATGGACTACTACATCGCAGAGGATCCGTCCCCGATGATCTTCGCATTCTCCGATGACAAGAACCTTTCCAATTATATAAAGAACAAATTCGATCCGATGCTCAGTGCGAACCCGTGGATAAGGGAACTGCTCAGATCCGAGGGCAAGTCGAGTGCGGATTCCCTGACGAGCAAGCAGTTCCCGGGAGGGTTCCTCAAGTTCCTGTCGGGAAAGTCCGAGGCCTCCATGAGGTCGGACTCTGTAAGGATAGTCATTGCGGACGAACTTGACGGCATGGGCATCACCAAGGGCGGAGACCCGAAGGCACTGCTTGCCAAGAGGCAGAACACCTTCAGTGAGACTGCGAAGATGTGCCTGTCATCGACCCCTCTGAATGACGGCATCATTGTCGACTATCTCGAGGCCAGCACTTACAGGAAGTTCTTCGTCCCGTGTCCCCATTGCGGGGAGAAGCTCACCTTCGAGATGGAAAACCTCCACTGGGAACTGGTGGGCGACGGCATTGTGAGGGATGCGTGGATGGAGTGCCCGCACTGTCACGGAAAAATGCACAACGAGGACAAGCTCGGCATGATGGAAAAGGGCGAGTGGCTGGCCACCAATCCCGATGCCGACCCGACGAACGAGGGATTCTACCTCCCATCGTTCTATGCTCCTGTCGGATGGATCTCATGGCATGCCATAGCACAGGAGTATGCCGATGCCTGTCTCACCTCCAAGGGAGTGGACCACGACAGGATGACCACCTTCTACAACACCATCCTCGGGAAGAAGTACAGGATAGGAGGGGACAACTCGCAGAAGTGGAGGAGCCTATTTGAAAAGGCGAGGGTCTCGGAACTGAAGAGGGGGGAGATTCCGAGGTGGGTCAACTTCCTCACTTCGGGTGCCGATGTGCAGAAGGACAGAATAGAGGTCTCCATCTACGGATGGGGAAGGCTCGGACGCTCGCTTGCCATAGAGCACCTCATAATCCCGTTCGATGACGAGCACGACCTCGAGGTGCCGAACTCCGATGCATGGCAGAGGTACTACGACAGCACCATAGGGTGCACATGGGAGCGTGAGGATGGACTCGGCATGAGGACTGTCGCCAATGCGATAGACTCATCGTACAAGCAGGACTGCGAGTTCGCATTCTGGAACACACTGACGGGACAGGACAAGGAGCGCTCCTTCCCGATAAAGGGAAGGGATTCGCTGACGGGTTTCACCTCGATGAGAAGGTTCGGCAAGCAGTCGGGATATACATGGTGGGATGTTCCCGTCTCCAGTCTCAAGCACCATCTGTACGACCACCTCGAGGAGAGCATGAAGCCGAACAAGGACACCTCTCCGTATTACATGGACTTCCCCTGCGACTACTCGGACGAGTACTACATGCAGCTGTTCGCAGAAAGCTGGCAGCAGGAGAAGAGAAGGTGGATGTGGGTCAAGACGAGACAGAGGAACGAGGTACTGGACTGTACCGTGTACAACCTTGCCATGTTCTATCTGATGGGCTTCGGGAACTTCACCGGGGACGAGTGGGACGCCATAGCCGAGGAACAGGCAAGGAGTGCCGAGGGAAGGGGCAACCTCCAGAGGATAACCAAAAGGGGCCGAAGGGTCCTTTCCAGGGGCTTCGGCTGATGGGACTGGTCCTAGGGCCGGTGCGATTGTTGATTTCGCCATTCCATTTTAAAGTAGAAGGATAAAGGAGCAGTTTGTGACAGCGAAGGAGGTTCTAGGGTTCAGCCGTGTATGCGATGTGGAAGCGGTAAGGGACCTGCTGAACCTCGGGGATGTGAAGAGGGAATTCTTCGACCTTAGGTTCATCCGTCACATGTCGCTCCAGCAGATAAGCAGGAATCTCAGCGTCGCATACTCCTACTCCACCATCGCAAGGATATCCTCCGAGATCAATGCCATGCTGGAAGACCTGGATTTGTAGTGTCGCCTAGGCCCGGCCAAAAAAAATTACACTTTATTTTCACTTTAGATACATGTGCCCAAGTCCGTCCGGCCGTCTGCAGATGAAAAGGCAAAACGCATGGGTTACGCATGGGTTACGCATGGGTTACGCATGAATTACGCATGAAAAACGCAAGAAAAACGCAAGAAAAACGCATGAAGCCGAAAGAGGCCTTCCCCAGCCATGGCAAGAATCTGATAAAAAGTTGACAAGAAATCGGCAATCCGATTCCTCCCAATTCCTGTACCTTTCTGAGTGGAGGAATGAAAATGAAGAAAACAATTCTGGAAACAATCGAAGTCTTCGTCATCTCCATAGCGATCGCCACGATCATGAACATCATATCAGGTGTCGGACTGTGGGGTCTGTGCTATGGTGCGATGGACATGGCAGTCCTTGTGGCCATAGTCCTTCTCATTGACGATGTGGCCTTCAAGTTCAACCGCTACAGATCTCTTCTCACCCACTGGGAATACTGGGCAGGCTTTGCCTTCTCTCTCCTTGCCGTGTTCGGCCTTGCCTATGCAAAGAACTCCGAGACATGGACTCAGTTCTTCCTTGGGATGACGATGATGGGTCTCTTCGTTGCAGTCGCAGTGATATGGGACTGGAAGATGTACAACATCTACACCCTCGACCCGAACGAGTACGAGACGGAGGTGTGGAAGAGAGCCTTCAGGAAGTTTCTTAAGGCGGATGAGAATGCCATCAAGGAAGGATGTAGCGAGATTCTGCGTTTCCACTTCGTCGATGACAATGTGGAAGGTGGTCTTGACTTTGGCAATCCGTTCGTTGAAGGCATGGGTCTCAGCCTGTCCGAGATGAAGGAGCACAAGGAGATCAGCCCTGCGATCGTGACATCCACGGAGGCCGTCATCAACAGCTACGTAAAGCAGATCGTCGCACTGAAGGAAAAGGCCAAGGCAGAGGCCGAGGCGAAGAAGTCCGAAAGGACAAAGGAGAAGAAGTAATGTGTTCAAGAAAATTCGTCTTATTCTTAATTGTATCGCTCTGCTGTGCATCGCTCTTCGCTCTGCCGCAGTTCGGTTCTGCAAAGAAGAATCAGCCAACAGAGGCTACCGTCCAGTCAGCACCAGAGGCAGTAGAAGGCGCACCAGAGACTGTCTCCGAAAACTCAGCAGTTCAGCCCGCAAAAGAGCCGGAGTCTGAGAAGTCGGGCTTCCTCTTCTGGGGAAAGAAGGCAGAGGAGAAGCAGGGTGCAGAGGACCTTGCAGTCATCAACGACCTCTATGCGGAAGAGCTTGAGAATAGGGATGCCGAGCTGGATGCCGAAGAGGGCATCAGGCTTGCAGTCGGCCTTGGTACCTTCAGCCACTTCTACGCAGACGAGCCGAAGATGGGAATCGAGGGCTATGTCGGAATCAGAAAGGGCTCATGGCTTGTCCTTGGTGGCGTAGGCTACGAGGATGCATTCGCTCTCAATGATCCGAAAAAAGAGGACATCACCGGAAGGCTTGTTCTCGTGAAGACCTTCTAAGTCCGGACTCCTTTTGCCTCGGATAGGCGAGGAAAGAGTATACACCCGGGGGGAGTTCCTATCGACTCTCCCCTTTCTTGTTCAAAAGGAGAAATGGAAAAATGGAACCTAGGAAGGTCGCATACATAGTCGCACTGATACTGGTGGAGCTACTGGCCCCGTCCGATGCGAATGCAGGCGGCACATCGGAGTATGTCGCACCGTCATCCTCCGTGAGGTCGGTCACAATACCCCAGGACGAGTACAGGGAACTTGTCGAGGCGAAGGTGAGGCTCCAGCTGTATGAGGAAGGGCAGACCGAATACGCCATGACCATAACGGGAGCGAATCAGAAGCTGGAAGAGGCCTATGCGGAGCTGGACAAGCTCGAGAAGGAGAACGCACAGCTGAAGAACCTTCCGAAGAAGGTACCCGAGCTGCATGAGCGCCTGACCTTCGGCGGAGGAGTGGCGGTGGACACCGAGTCCAATATCGGAGGCTTCGGAATGGTCGACCTACAGATATCGGACAGGGTGGGAGTCTTCGGCGAGGTAATCTACACGGACAGCTTCGTGGGGGCGCTGGGATTCAGGTTCTCTCCCTGGAGATAGAGACCATCCACACGGCCGAGCACTCCGCCCATGAAGGCCTTCCTTTCCTCGGCCTTCGGGTGGAAGTACCTTCTCGTCATCTCGCCATCACTGTGCCCGAGCATCAGGCGAATGGATTCGGGATTTCTGCCCTCGGCTATCAGCTGGGTATCGAGGAAGCATCTGAAGGAATGGAACACAAGGCCGGGGCGCACAATGCCCTCGGCCTTCATTACTTCATGGAGGTTGCTGTTGAAGAAGGTCCTTGACACGGGAACGACGCCGTTGAATGTGAAGATGTACTGGTCGGGGTCGCCATGGAGATATGGCCTTATGGCCTCATAGAGCGCAGGAGAAATGGGCACCTCCCTTGCCTTGCCGTTCTTCGGCGCCTTCCTTCCATCGAGGAACGATTCGGAAGCATCCACGAGGATATGGTCGGGGAATATCTGCTTCTCCGTGAGCGCACGGATCTCGGAGTTCCTCATGCCGGTCGCAGCTGCGATGTAGCATCCGAGCCGGGCCATGGGATATCGGAAGTGCGTGGAGGTGAGTATCTTCCTGACCTCCTCGACCGTGAACGAATCCCTGTCCGGGTCCTTCTCATGAAGGAGCCTTATGCCGGAGCACGGGTTCTCGGAGACGAGGCCATCGAAGAGCGCACGGTCCATGACCTTGACGAGCAGTCGGAATACCTTGTTGGCATGGACTGCGGATATCCCTCCTTTTTTGGGAAGAGAGAGAAGCCACGAATTGACAGTGGCACGGGTGATGTCGCCAAGGCGCATATCGGCAAAGAACGGCATGACATGCTTGAGGAACGAGCCTCGGCAATTGGCGGAGAAGGTACGTGAGGGGCTTGCACCTCTTGCCAGTGCATCACGGACAAGAGGACATCTGTCGTGGTCGAAGAACGGTTCTGCATAATCTTTGAAGAGAGGGTTCTTCTGGGTCGGTGGACGATGGGGGACAGGGGACGAAAAGCCGGAAGGCCAGACAAGGCTGCCGGAGGCTATGCGCTCGTTGATGACCTCCATGGCCTCGCCCTTCCTTCTTCGTCCGGTGGAGCGCTGGACACGCACTCCTTCCTCGGTGTAGCAGGCATACGACCATATGCCCCGCTTCCTGAAGAGGGTATAGTAGTTTGCTGGTTTGTACAT